TTTAAATGAAAGGGAATACCGTATTTTCTTATCAGCTATGAGTAGAGAAGAAAAGGTATGTAGACTTTTAGATGATAAAGATGGGTATCAAAATAAAGGAATAAAGTTAGTTCCGATATGCAAAAGTATAAAACATAAAGTTAAATCTGCGGTTCCGGCCAAGTATGCATATTGGGAAAATGCAAGGACTGAAGGTAAATATAAATGTTCTGCATGTAAAGGAAAACACATAGATCCTGAAGCGGGTGAATGGGAAGAAGTATTTGATTATAGATATAAGTATTGCCCAAATTGCGGAGCACAAATGAATATTGGAAGGGATTAGATGCTATGCATTGTCATGCATAAAAAATGATAAAGGGGGTATAAATGACATTTTATGAAGCTTGTAAAGAGATTGAAAACATATCATTTGTAGATCCTGAAATAATTAATAGTTCGCGTAGCCAATCATTGAAAAATCGAAAGCAAACATTAGCAGCTCTTACAATTTTAGAGTTAGCACAAAAAGGTGAACTATTTTCTAAAGCATATGTAGATCAGGTGTTGTGGGAAAGAGATATAGCCACAACGCAGCTTGACGAAATAGGAAAAAGCCTTGGTGAAAAAATGGATGATGTAAAAACTGTAATCACTGCAAGATGGATAGAAAAAAGACACGGATACTTTGAATGTTCAAATTGTCATTGCGATACTAATAGACTTGATAAACATGGCTACCCTATAGGGCAAGACGTAAAACATAATAGACCTAAATATTGTCCACATTGCGGAGCAATTATGGAGGAATAAATTATGAAGATTACGCTTGGCATATCAGTAATATTGATCGTTTATTATTTAGGATATTCCATAGGCTTTAAATCCGGTGTTAAAGCATTTGTAGAAGAACTTAATAAGATGTCAAAAGACTTTTTAGATAAAACAAATGAACTTAAGAAGGAAGTTAATAAGACAAAAGAACTTAAAAGAGAACTTGAAAAAGAAAACAATATTATAAAGGAATGTGAATGATGACTAATTATAATGATCTGAACATTTTTGAGAAAGCTAATCTTGCGAAAAACCTAAACATGGATACTGTTGACCAAGTAGCTGCAATGATAAATGCTAAGACAACCAATAGAAGTCAAAGAAGAAGGCTTGAAAAGTCCTTAAAGAGAGTAAATACAATTTACAGTCACGTTCAAAATAGAGTTGATAGAAGTGCTTATACACAGTATCAAAAAGCAGTTGACGAAAATTTTCTTCACTTCTACTCTATTCTTGCTCTTACGATGAAAGAAGATTATCATTGGAGAGAAGACGAAACACACGATCAGATAAGCTCACTTTTGGAAAAAGTAGATAATAAGATAAATAAGTATGCTGAAAAGGGATATAATACAAAAGATTTAGTTAAACTTTTAGATGAAACATGTGATATTAAACTCATAGCTGATACTCATTAAAAAAATTTTCGGAATCCGAAATTATTGACAAAACTTTAACAGTTTTTTCGGAATCCGAAAATTTTTAAGTGGAGGCAAATTATTATATTTTCTGTGCCTGAATGGTACTTATCTGATTAACAATATCATCAAGATTACCGGCCTTGTCATATGCTATAGCAAGCTTTTTAAGCTGCCCCGGATTTAATCTCATTAGATCATTATCATCAATCTTTGTATCTGCGAAAACTTCCACTCCTTTATATTTTCCTGCCATAAGTTCAGCAAAAATATAAGCGTTTTCTAAAATCAGTCTAATGTCATTATATTCAGCCATAAGACTATTTATCTCTTTTGGCTTTAGATCATCTAACTGATTGCTTTGCATTGTTTTTCTAAAAGCAGAAAACTTAGAAGAATACTTGTCAAATAAAGTAAGATTCTTTTTATCATCTGTTTTAACCGGCGGATCTTCCTCTTCATTTGGACTTGCAGAAAATAAAGCAGCAATAAGCGAAGATATTTTTGCTTGTCTAATAGAATCGTCATAACTTTTATCAAAATCATCGGTACTATGAAGCTGTTTAAGAAGCTTATCAACATCTTTTCCAAGAAGTTTATGCCCATTTTTTACAGCGTCCATAATAGCCTTAACAATAATCTTCTGACTATCCTTATCGTAGCTACAAATAGAAGCCGCCTGCTCGATAAGAATTACACCTTCACGTTCTGCTTCTATAAGTTCATCACAAGCCTTTAATAGCGATTTATATTTCCATACAGTGTTTTTCTTGGCATTAAATTCATCGCAAACAATATTGTCAATCTGAGCCTGACTTTTTATTCCTTGCTTGCGTAAGATGTTTTCGAGATATTTAATCTGATGTGCGATATAAATATCTCCACCTTCAGCGGATGCCTTGATAGAGCCTCTTGAGTGTATGTTTGCCCTTAAAAACTGTAATCGTCTGTCAATCTCGTCTTTAGGATATGGATAAACGTCACATTTTACCTTTTCCTTTTTTAGATATTTCATCGCGGCTACTCTTCGGTGTCCGGAATAGATCATAAATTTACCTGAATCTTCACCGGAAAGTTCCCAAACTTCAACAGCAGTCTTAAAGCCAACTTCTTCAATTCCCTTTGCAAGATTAGAAATAGAATCGTCTGTCACCGGGCCAAAAACATAATCATTACCAAAGCCATCACTATCTATATAATCAACTAAAAGATCAATAGATATTTCCCTATCTGCGTTTTGAGGTTCAATTTTTGATTCTTTGATTATTTCTTTTTCCTGTTCTTGTTTTAAAGAAACCTTTTTCACATTGGAAAAAAAATCATTTGCCACTACCAATTACCTCCAAAAGTTCAGCTGCAAATTCTCTATAATCGTCAGCACCATTATTTGAGCCGTAGTTATATATTGAGCCTTTTGATAAAGCAACTTTCTTATCTGCAAGCTTAGTAACATCGGATATGTTCATAAAGCCTTGTACTTTCGGAATTGCCGCTGAGTCACGAATCGTTGTATTGAATGTATGAACAATAGATTCGTCAAGTCCTTTAAATTGTTCCTTGATATTACTCTGAACGGATTTTTTTCGTTCATATTTCGTGAGAAGAACACCATAAACTTCAAGTGAAGGATTAAGTTCTTCTTGAATTTCACCAATATTCTCTAAAAGAGATGCAAGACCATCAATAGCAAAGGTCTCCGGTTCCATTGGAATAATTATGCCATTGGATGCAGTTAATACATTATCCATCATTATGCCTGCTGAGGGACCAGAATCCATGACTATAACATCATAATCTTTTTCAATCGGCATGATTGCATTTTTTAATTTAGTTTCCCTTGCTTTAGCATTGATAAGTTCACCGATTGCTAATTTGAGTTTATTATTTGCCGGGGCTATGTCACCCATAGCATTGCCTTTAACTATGATCTCTGAAAGAGGAACTTTTTTTAAGATAGCATCATAGATAGTAAGCTCGTTTTCATTTACTTGAAAAACTTTACTAGAATTTCCCTGGGGATCGAAGTCGATAAGTAAGACCTTATAACCAATCTGAGTTAATGCGTCTGTAAGACAGATAGCAGTAGTTGTTTTACCTACACCACCCTTTTGATTTACAATTCCAATTTTAATAGCCATTTTTTAACCATCCTCTCTTAATTTTCGGAATCCGAAAATATTGATAAATATTTAACAATGTTTATATAATCAGTTCCAATCTAAGTTAATTTTCTTTTTCTTTTTTGCACAGTAGATTAGATATTGATTGATAAGTGTCTGATAGGGAATACCAGATACAGAAGCCTGATCTCTAAAGTATTTGACAGCATCAGCACTTACTTCCATTGTTACCCTTTGTTTTTTGATAAAAGGGATTTCGGTTTGAGAATCCATCATTGCATACCTCCATAATAGATTTTCAATTAAAAATCGAATATGCAAATTATACACATTAAAAATACATTTGGCAAGAGTTAATTTTATTTTGGCAACAACAATCCCTTTTTTGTTGTTGTTTATAAAAGAGTAAATTAATAGATAAAGTATATTAATAATAGATACGTATATTAATAAATATAATATATAACAACAATATTCTTTTATTAATTAGGGAAACAAGAAATGGCTTAAATACTGGGTTTGAGGCGCGTTAGTGTGTGCAAATATGGGAGTAATTGCGTGCAAATATGGGAATAATTGCGTCTAAATATGGGAGTAATTGTGTGCAAATAGCGGATTTTTCCAAAAAATAAATTGTGTATTAAAAGCGGAAAAGTTGTGTGCAAATATGGGAGTAATTGTGTGCAAATTTGGGAGCGGTGAATAGTGATTTTGGTAAAATGCGTACAAAAAGCGGATATGGGTAAAATTACGGCAATTTTTGTGCATAATACCAAATAAAATATTAATTTGCGATAACCATATTACAATAAAACAACTATAAATCGAATTGTCAAAACATTTAAACCGCATATCTGTGGGATAAATTAATCATGAACAAAAAGAGGGTGGCAATTTTTGTAAATTGTGCATAAAAAGCGGAAATTTATATTGTAATTCATAATTTTTTATGATAAATTTGTAATTAAGTGCACAAAAAGAGTAATTTAAGTAATAAGGGAATTAATGAAAAAAAGTAACAACGATTGGCTAATTAAAGTTTATTTTACGAAAAGCAATAATCTAATCACATCAAAAAGCCGAATGACAATTATCGGAAGGAAGGTATTAGATGCTGCGATTATGAATGTCCGGGAGACATATGATGAGTATGGGAATCCTATAATAAAAGCAGACATCGATGGACAGGAACTAAAGAAATTCATTGGAAGAGATTATAACTCAATATATGACACAGTAAAAAGCCTGATTAAACCTAAATCACAGAAAGGGGCCGATGCATTAAAACCATCTCTTCTTGATTGGAAAGTCATTATAGCCGATGACGATAGACAACAGATCATTGGAATAAATGTTATCACATTAGCGAAGTATACTAATGGAAAATTATCTATAGTTTTTAATAACGCTTTAAAGCAAAATCTTATTGGGCTAAAGAAGAATTATACTATGCTCAATAGGGATATAATCTCCAAATTTTCAAGTAATTATTCATATCAGCTCTACCAGATTTTCAAAAAGACAATTGATAAAGAATTAAGCAGATTAAAAGAAGATGGGATTGATAATGGCAATCATCCATTTGAGCTTATTTTTGACATAATTGATCTTAAAGTTCAGCTTGGAGTAATAGAAGCAAGCGAAAACGACATTTTATATAAAGCAATAATGAATAATAATGTCTGCACCTATGAAGAGGTTATCAGGATTGATGACGATGAACTTGTAGAAAGACTTACAGAAAGTAGGAACTTCAGAAGATATGCTGTAGAAAAAGCAAAAAAAGAGATAAATGAAATCTCTGACATAAAGATGGATTATAAGCCGATATACGGAGGTAAAGGCGGAAAGACGGTAGGCTTTAAATTTTTCATTCAGTATAAAGAAATTGAAAAGGAAAAAGAAGAAAAAGAACCTGACGAAGTAGATATATTTGAATTTATTGATAAGGTCCGGGAAATAATAAAAGAGCCTGTTTTAAGCAGTAAAGAGATAAAGAGTATATCGGATGCAGCTGGGTATGACCTTGATAAGATTAAAAAAGCTTATAACGTATATCAGCAACAAGACAATGTAAGAAATGTCCCTGGATTTATTATAGATGCGATTAAAAATGATTATAAGGAACTTCCAGGAAAGAAAAAATCACCTGCTCATTTTGGCATGGAAAGGGAATATACACCGGAATTTTTTAGCGAACTTGAAAAAAGACTTGTAGAAAATTAAGGAGTAATGTCATGGAAGTATGCGAAGAAATGCAGAAATTGCGTGATTGGCTTGATGAGAATGGCATTAATTGGGAGGACAATTCAGAAGATTTTAGTAGGTATATGCCAAGCAATTTAGTATCCGAATATAAAATGTGGACTGTAAGAACTCAGTTTAAAATAAAAAATGACTTTATCTCCGTAATCAACGGACATGGTACTTATGGTGGATATGGAATAATAAGCGAAGAAAACCAAGGGCTTTTAGAAGTGATGGGATTGTGGAATGGTATCCGAGGGTGGATGACATGCGAAGAAATAACTGAGAAAATCACGGCGAAATATTTTTAGACATCGGAGAAATGACATGCTTAGCTTAGACTATGTAAAAGAACATATCAGTGAGATTGAATTTGATAACTGGCTTCATCAGAGCAGATTTACAAAGAGGTTTGTTGACTTTTTACCGACAAGTGAGTGGAAAAAGTTTGGATTTGAGTATCAAGGAAAAGAAGAACATATACCTAAAGAGTGGACAGAGGAAAATGTTATTACCCAGCTTAAGTATGACCTTGATTTTGCGATTGAGAAAGCGCTTGGTCAAAGGGGAATGTCAGCAAGCCTTATGAATGATGTTTTAAGGTCATGGTGCATAGTCCTTGAGAATGGGCTTGAAAATATAGATTACGGATGGTATGGAGATAGTCTTATCAAAGCAATCGATGAATACTATGATTTTGGGTTATACGAAGAAACAAAAGAAGGGTTTATTGAAAGCAGATTGCAATGTTTCAAAGGTTCAATTTTTAAAATATTGCAAATGGATGGATATAAGATCAAAGTCGATGAAGATGTCATGACTGTTGAGCTTGGTGATATCTGCACAGCAAAGATACAGATAACTAAAGGGGATTAAGGCATGGATGATATTATCTTTATGATGGCAAAAGAATATTGTGGTGGAAATATTGGCGCTTTATCTTTCTTCTGTGAAGGATTAAAATTTGACACCATGAAAGCAAATGAAGGCTTTGCCAGAATGTATGAAAATGGGATAACTAATGAAAAACTCTATATGCTCTGGAATGATTGTTGTGATAGGGATACTAAAAGAGCAGTATATATAATGCTTCATGATAATATCGATAGTATTCATAAGCATATCAATTATGGTAATGGCAGGGGAATACCGTATACAGAAGCCGAACCTGAACCATATAAGAGAGAAAAAGATGGAGAGTGGTATATATTCACTTTCCTAAATGACGGAAAGAAAAATAGTGGGAAATGTGTCAAGATAAAAGGCACTTATGGCGAAGCAAGAGAAAAGATGGTTGATAAATATGGAACTCATTTTGCTTTTCAATATCCGGAAGAAGAATGGGAAACAAATTGGAATAACCCGGATAGATTTTATCGAATGGAAGATATTATAGAAATAATAGATTGAGGGGGATATTAAAATGGCTTTTATAAAGGCAGTCACGCCAAGAACATTGCACGAAGTATGTGGCGTATATCATGGCAACTGGAATAAAGAAATGGACAGATGTTGGGAAGATTTTGATAGGGGATATTCAGTCTGTTCAAGAATGATATATACAAAGCAATATGGAAACGTTGAGCATGTGACTATTACAAAGACTCATAGAAAGGGAGATCCTATTCTTGCAACCGGAGGAATGAGACCTATCGGTTGGAGTGAAAAGATGATGATAAAGAATGAAATCTTTGGAGAGGATAGGGTTGCAATCGAAGTATATCCAAAGCAGAAGAATTTAGTTGATTCTGCGGATGTATATCATTTATGGGTATTTGATAAGAAGTTTGAAATGCCATTTGGAATCCATCCGAGAGAATATCAGAAAGCAATAAACAGGGGTGATCTTAAATTAAATCCAAAAGAACTTGCACTTTTAGCTCAGAAATTAAATGGGCATGAACTAAGCACTGAGGAAAGTCAAAAAATACTTATGCTTATGGAAAACAGTAGAGAGGGATAAATGATGGCAAGAATTTGTGATGATACTTGCCCAAATTGTCTTTATAAACATCAAGGCAGAAAACCCACTACTCTTGAGTGGTGGGATGAATGCCGCCTCATAGACTAAAATTTTACTGTAAATGGTATTTTTAAGTAAAATATGATATAATATATACATAGGATAATCCTAAATCTATAGAAAGGAGAAACTTATGTATCTTACAGTAAAACAACAGGTTAAACATCTGTCAAAAGAAGACTATAAATCAATTAAGGAACTTTGCCATATAGCAAAGAACTTAACTAATCAGGCAATCTACAATGTAAGACAATACTACTTCAATGAAGGTGAGTATCTAAACTATGAGAAGAACTACGCTCTTTTAAAGTCATCTGAAAACTATAAATTACTCAACTCAAATATGGCTCAGCAGATACTTAAAGAAGTAGATGGCAGTTTCAAGTCATTCTTTGGCTTACTGAAGCTTGCTAAAAAAGGCAAGTATGCTTTTAAAGATTGTAAATTACCTAATTATCTTCCGAAAGATGGATATACTACTCTTGTGATTGGTTTTGTAAGGCTAAATGGAAATAAGTTAATACTTCCATTTTCAAACACTTATAAGAAGACACATAAAAGTGTAGAGATTATAATACCACCGATTTTACTTGATAAAAAAGTTAAAGAGATACGCATAATACCAAAGGCAAACGCTAGGTTCTTTGAAATCCAGTACATATATGAAGCTGAAAATATTCAAAGAAATCTAAATCAAAACAATGCACTAGCTTTAGACTTGGGAATAAATAATCTCGTAACTGCTGTATCAAGCGAAGGCAAGTCATTCATCGTTGATGGAAAACGACTTAAATCTATCAATCAGTGGTATAACAAGCGTAATGCCTATTTACAATCAATTAAAGACAAGCAGCATTTTGGATATAGACCAACTAACAGGCAAAAAGCTAATACCAGAGACAGAAACAATAAAGTTAATGATTATATGAACAAGGCTGCTCGTAAAATTATAGACTATTGTGTTTCTAATAATATTGGAACTCTTGTTGTTGGTTATAATGAAACATTCCAACGTAATGCTGATATGGGAAAAGCAAATAATCAAAATTTTGTAAATATCCCATATGGACAGTTACGCTTTAAATTAGAATATCTATGTGAGTTAAATGGTATTGCTTTTGTAAAACAGGAAGAAAGCTACACATCTAAATCCTCATTTTGGGATAAAGATGACCTTCCAGTTTACAACAATGATAATCCTAAGACATATACTTTCAGTGGTACTAGAATCCATAGAGGAATGTATCAATGTAAAAATGGTATGTGCCTTAATGCTGATGTAAACGGAGCATTGAACATTCTACGTAAAAGTAATGTTGTGCCCTTGAATGGACTATACACTAGGGGCGAGGTGGACACGCCCGTAAGAATAAGGATTTCCTGAGTAATCGGGTGGAAACTTAAATATCAAACTTCTTAAAAAGAGCCAAAGGCTCTACGAAGCCCACTTCCTTTAGGTGGTGGGTAGTTCACATGCAGCTTAGCAAATGAACTTGTCATTGTTGAATGGACACCTGTGTATGGGGAATGCATCAAAAATAGAAGAAGCCTATTAAACGACAAGAAAAAGAAAAAAGGGAATACAAAATGAGAGATGAAAAAGAATATCTTGATAAAGTTTTGTGGGATGACGATCCAGCTCTTTTACATAGAGGATTAAAGGCAGGGATGATAATTTTCCCAAAAGGACAGAAAGCCAGTGTTGTAGTAGGAAGAAATGAAGATGGATTTGAACATGTAAGTATACAAATGTTTGTTGACCGCCTTCCTAAGTGGAATGAGATGTGTTTTATTAAAGATATTTTTTGGGATGAAGAGGAAAAGGTCGTGCAGATACATCCTAAAAAGAGTGAGTATGTCAATATGACGGAAGCCCTGCATCTATGGAGACCTATTGATGGTGATTTTTCAAGATTAAACAACGGCTAATTTTGAAAAGAGGGATACATATGTTTCTATTAGACGAAGAGGATATATGTTCAAAGGAAGAACAGAAACAAGAGGCTCTTTACCGAATGAATAAGCTAAACATTCTTCCGGATGTCATTGATACATTTGAAAAGAGCAGCGAGATTAAATGTTCAGATTATGGAAAGATCATTGCAGTCCCCAAGAATATCCTTAAAGATATAAGACGATGGGAAGCTGACTACGGATGTCTTGCATATCATGTGGTACATAGTAAATTATATGGATTCGAGATATACAATGCGCTTTCTGTATCAAATTATAAGGAAGATTGGGATTACGAAACAACCATGATAGATAAAGGAAGAACGATGGCTTATACAATAAATGTGTCAAAGCCAGATTTTTCAGAATCCGGAACGATAATTCTTGAAAATCATCGTGGAACATTGCAAAGGATAATATAATCGGAACTTAATGAATTAGCGATAGTTAACTGGGAGCCTGTATATGGAACTTGCGTTAAGCACAAGAAAAAGGACCTCTTTAATCAGAAAAAAAGGAAAGAAAATGAATAAAGGGCGATAGAAATGATGAGAAATGGTAGTTTTGAGGATTTATTTTTAGATGCAGCACATGGTGTCTATGACTGTACCAATAATGGCAAGTGTAGTGGTTGCGGAGATTGTTGCAGTAATATTTTACCTTTAATGAAAAAAGAGATCATAGAGATAAAGAAGTACATAAAAGAGTATGACATAAAAAGGCAAGAGCACAGGTCGTTTTTTCTAAGTACAGACACTATTGATATGGTATGCCCTTTTTGTGACATAAATAAAGAATTAAAATGCACGATTTACCCGGTGCGTCCTTCTATATGCAAAATCTTTTTGTGCTCAAATGCCGCAAAAAGAAATGTCCATTTAAGCAACGCAGGACGAAAAGATATTAACATGAGAGAAGTATTTTTTGGAAAGAGGGAATAGCAAAGTGATATGAGCGCAAAAGAATACCGAGAAGCATTTAATTATATGACAGATGAAGAACATGAACTTATGTGGGATTTATTTATGAGCGGTGAAAACCATGATTGCCATACGTGGGTGACTTTTGGAAATGTTGAAAGAGTTGTAGGCAAAATCATCTTAGGGAGAGTGGAGAATGAGCGAAGAGATGGGGTATAAAGAAGCAAGGGAGTATCTTCAGAACATGAGAATCTTCTTTGCTAAAACAATGGATCCTAAATTAACAAAAGCACTTTTACTTGCAGATGAAGCATTGCTATCAAAGATAGCAGAAAACGAAGGGGGAAAAAAGATATGAACAGCTTTGACGAATTGATGAAACATTTAACACTTGCAATGTTTTTTAAGAAACTCACTGAGAAGCCTACTCCTGCATTAATAGAATATAAAATTAATGATAAAGGAACGGTAAGCGCTCATACAGAAGGCAGAGAGGTTGAATTAGATTTTTTAACCGCAATAATTCTTAGGGATAGGATTGAAAAAGTAGCTAAGGATCTTGGCGATAAATATGTAGATTCATTTTTTGATCTTATGAAAGAAATAATTCCTATGATTAATGAATGCGAAGAGAAATTAGAAGATTCAGATGAGCAAAAAAACAATAGGGACAAGGAATCAATAAAAAAGTTCAATGATATGTTCAAGGATTTAGGGCTTTAAACGGAGAATATATGACAACGATTGAAAAATACTTTAAAGAGGCAGACCATACAGTTATCTTTGGTGAAGTCACGGGTGAAGAAAAAGTAGCAAGAACAGCGGTAACAGGTGATACAAGAGAAATCATTACTGTCCTTCTTAAACTGACGGTGAACACGCTTAAAACAGCAAATTACGATATAGATTCATATTGCTATGTTTTAAGAGAACTTTTTTTAGAAGAATCTGATGCTGAATCTTAAATAGTGGGTAGCAAGAAACTTAGGGGGATACAATGACGAGCCATAGAGAAATAGTTCTAATGATGGTCATGAAAGCAAGTAAAAGAGAAGATGCAGCTCAAGTTCTTACGAATTATATCGAAACACATGGATTTGTGAGTGATGAAACTGCGGAAACTATCAGGAAGATTTTAGAAGAAAAAGACAAAGAACCCAAAATATCAGTTGCAGAGATAAAACAGACGATAAAAGAAATAGAGGATCTTCCTGATACCGTTTATAGCGATAGTATCATGGATGTAGCGGGTGTTTCATGGAAACATATGAAGGATAAAGTCATAGAGATTATAAACAATCTCATTAAATAGGAGAATAATTAATGTGTGGCTACTGCAATGGTTATGATGACTATGTATTTCTTGGTGAAGAAAAATATGCGTTTAATAATTTAGGTCCGGATCATGTAATTACATGTGAGATTTCATTTACCATAGATGATGAAGAAAATAGCGGAGCAAGAATATCAGCTAGGGCAAATGTTTTTGGGGCAGATTTTCATTCAAAAAAATAAAGATAAACTATTGCCCTTTTTGTGGTAGAAAGCTATGAATAATGAATTAGGGAAAAATATTCGAGAATTGATAAGACATAAGAGAATGACACAAAGAGAGCTTGCAGAAAGAACAGGGATCACAACTTCATCAATATCAAGATATATAAAAGGTGAGCGCATTCCTAATAGTGAAATCTTAGTAAAGATTGCTTCTGCGCTTAATACGGATACAAATTCTCTTCTTGGAATTGGAAATAAAGACGAACTTTCTGAGTTGGATTTTGAAACGCTAAAAAGAATCGTAGCAAGATTTACTGATTTTTTATCGCAGAAACAAAAAGCAGATTTAATCCTGATGATTATGGGGGTTAATGATGATTAAATCAATAAAAGTAATGCTACTTCCTAACAACGTTCAAAAGACAAGGCTATTTCAACACGCAGGAGCAGCAAGATTTCTTTATAATTGGGCGCTTGCAAAAGAAGAAGAGAACCATGAAGCAGGCGGAAAGTTTATCTCTTACTATGAACTTTCAAAAGAGCTTACTGAACTTAAGAAAACAGATGAATATGCATGGCTCAATGATATATCTGCTTGTACCTGTCAGGCCGCTATTAAGGATGCTTGTGAAGCATATAATAATTTCTTTAAAAAAAGAGCCAGGCATCCAAAATTCAAATCAAAGAACAGGTCAATGCCAAGTTTTGCTCAGACTGACCAAGTTATAGAATTTACCGATACACATGTAAAACTAAGCTGTTTGTCTCTTAGCAGAAAGGCGAACAGAAAACAATTAAACTGGGTAAGGCTTGCTGAACATGGCAAGATACCAATAAATATAAAGCATAGTAATCCGAGAATAACTTACGATGGCCTTAATTGGTGGATAAGCGTTGGAATAGAATATCCTGATAAGAATGTGAACTTATCTCAAGAAGGATTAGGCGTTGATCTAGGAATAAGGAACCTTGCTGTATGTTCTGATGATAGCATTTATCCTAACATCAATAAGACCAAGGCAATCAAAGATTTAGAGAAGAGAAAACGAAGATTGCAACGAAGTATATCTAGGAAATATGAGATGAACAAAAAGGGGGATGAATTTGTAAAGACAAAAAATATAATAAAAGATGAGAAAAAGTTATTAAAGATGCACCACAGGTTGAGTAATATTAGAAAAAACTATCTGCATCATACATCCAAAGAGATTGTCGGAAAGAATCCTAAATTTATCTGCATTGATGATCTTAATGTTCAAAGTATGATGAAGAATAAATATCTTGCAAAAGCTTTTCAAGAACAGTCTCTTTACGAATTTAGCAGGCAACTTGAATATAAGAGCAATTTTAAAGGAATTACATTCATACGAGCAGATAGGGGCTATCCATCATCAAAGAAATGTAGCATCTGTGGAAGGATAAAGAAGAATTTAAAGCCTTATCAAAAGTTATATAAGTGTGAATGTGGAAATGTAATTGATGTTCATAAGCAAGCTGCACTAAATCTTAAATCTTATGGAAAAGATATTATTACAGAATAAAAATATTGTACCGGAAGCTGGTCCGGGAATTTACGCCTACGGAGTGTACTTGAACTTGTTAGTAGACAGCACCACCGTCGAAAGCATACACGATGAAGTAGGAATGGAACATATAAGTATATCTTATTATAAGTTTCCAACCGGGAGTAATCCCTTGCATCTTTTGTAATTTGACCTTTTAGAAGTATGTAATTTTGCATAGGTGTAAAGCTTGGCAGATGCAAAGTTAGTTCAATCTATGCTTTTAGAAGTATGTAATTTTGCATAGGTGTAAAGCATGTATCTCAGAGAACAAGAAAGAATGTGCCTTTTAGAAGTATGTAATTTTGCATAGGTGTAAAGCCTCTTGCTGCATACGCTGCAGATACTCCTGCTTTTAGAAGTATGTAATTTTGCATAGGTGTAAAGCATGTTCTACCCTCCCTAAAATTATCTGTCCTTTTAGAAGTATGTAATTTTGCATAGGTGTAAAGCTAATCTGGTGATATGGATTCCTGAATATGCCTTTTAGAAGTATGTAATTTTGCATAGGTGTAAAGCGCCGTCCTCTGCTTCTGCCCGCCCGAAAGCTTTTAGAAGTATGTAATTTTGCATAGGTGTAAAGCTTGGCAGATGCAAAGTTAGTTCAATCTATGCTTTTAGAAGTATGTAATTTTGTATAGGTGTAAAGCTCCAATGGTGACAGCTGACCTTTTGCAATCCTTTTAGAAGTATGCAATTATGCATAGGTGTAAAGCATTACGTAGTAAAGGTGTACAAGCCTAGTTCTTTTAGAAGTATTCAATTTTGCATAGGTGTAAAGCCTGTTCATGAATGTTTTCAGCAAGCGGTAACTTTTAGAAGTATGCTTTTCCATGTAGATGCAAAGCGTTTACGATATTGGAAGGGAATTAGTTTGCATTGATGCAAAGCAGCAAATAATTCTGATGTAAAGCCTACGTTCTCATGACAAGAGAAATCAATCATTACTTCTAAATAAGTGCAAAGCAAATGTGATTATATTTTTAATGCAAAGCAAATGTATGTATGTTTTTGATGCAAAGCCAGATCGTTTTTTGGGTTGATAATATTTTTAGAAGCTTGACAAACCATACACCAAACTCATTAAAGCAAGCTTCTTTAAATTTATCAAGATGCAAAGCGACGGATAGATACATTGATATGAAAGGTCAATAGCAAAGTGAAGAATGTGTTTGAAGAAGAAGCAAAGCGGGCGCGAGATGATTTTCTAAAGGTGTAAAGCTAAGGATGTTCATAAGCGGTAGAAAGAGGGAAGCAAAATGAGTCCAGAAGTAACTAGAATAGTTTTATGTATGCTTAGTATAAATGTTATGATTTTATCGTATTTAACACTAAAAATAACCATACAGCAGCGGCGCACACTCTTATTGATTGAAGATATTATAAAAGATATGAAAAATAATAAATACAGTGAAACACTTGCAGATATAAAAAATTATACCGGAGGAAAAAGAAGTGAAAACAAATGAGTTAGATCAGAGAATTGAAAAAGTAAGAAAGAGAGTAGAAGAAAGTAAGGCTGCATATGACAGGGCATCTAAGGAATTAAAGAATCTTATGGAAAAAAAGAAATTGATACAAGCAGATGAGATCATGGATGCAATAGCGAAAAGCGGTAAAACATACGAAGAAGTTCTTCAATCAATTACTGCATAATCAGCAAGATAGTGTTCAAGATATGCAATGTTTAACTGTGTAAAATATGCTACTATTATTTCAGGTGGTAGCGGTTCCCTTGATAGTAATTGACAGGGAGGAACGGCATCGATATGGATTATATCAAGTTAGTAACAGCTATAGTAGCAGTCATTAACTGCTTGATTAACATTATCGGGCTTGTTCTCAAATTTATAGAGAATAAGAAAAATAATAAAAACCGCTCCTGACCTGCGAAGTCGAGCGGTTTTTAAATTGACTTAACTTCAAGGGCATCGCTACCACTTGTTTAATCTATTATAACACGTAGTAATATTTTATCAACAGGAGAAAATTAATGCCAAGAAGTGAAGCAAAAAGACGAGCTGATAATAAATACAATCTGGCTCATTATACAGTGCTTGGTTGCAAGATGAAGATAACAGAAGCAGAAGAGTTCAAAAATGCCTGTAAGGATTCAGGAACAACCCCTAACGCTGTGTTTAGAAAGGCAATAGAAAACTTTATGATCCAACATAAAAAGAACGTGTAAGGCTACACGTTCTTTTTTTAGACATATTGTTTTTCATGTTGGTGACTTGCAATCACATTGGCAAGCCCGGTCTTATCTGAATCACTGACAAAGCATCCTTGTGCGCGTATTGGCTTGTTGCCACCTTTTTTTATCAGCATATCACCTTTTCCGAAGAGTTTTTCCGCACCTGTTTCATCCAAGATGATACGAGATTCCATAGAATTAGAAGTATTAAGGGCAATCTTAAAAGGAAAATTTGCCTTGATTAGACCTGTTACAACATCGTGTCTGGGTGACTGAGTTCCTATGACAAGATGTATACCGCAGCCCCTGGCTTTCTGTGCAAGTCTTACAATGTATTCTTCAACTTCCCTATTCTTCAGGATAAGATCAGCAAACTCGTCAATAATGCATACTTCTCTGGAAAGTTCATAGCCCTTAGAATGGTATTCATCAATGTCATCACAGCCATTCTTAGCAAGAAAAGCATAGCGACTCTCCATAGAATCACACAACCTAGCTAAAAGAGAAAATGCTTCACGTTCATTGCTCACAAGATTGATATAGGTATTCTTATATTTATTATATTCTGTACCTTTCATATCGATAACATCAATAATGGTACTTGTTACATCATTTGACCGTGATGTTCCATAAATGCTATGCATAAGAAGTGAAGCTAAAATGGAGTGGATAGTTTCAGACTTACCACTTCCGGTCGTACCCGCTATGAGAATATGTGGGGCTTTTGCGATGTCTGTATAGATAGCTTTTCCGTTAAGATCCTGACCAAGGACAACAGATGTCATGCTTGTGCTATCGTGAAATTTAGCTGTATAAAGCTTACCAAATGGAATGATATTAAATGAACCTTGGCGTTCAATAACAATCGTATCAGTAGTCTGATAGTAGGATATATTATCTGAACGTAGGGCAGCCGCCAATGTAGACTCAATAGCTTTCTTAGCCCTGAGAATCTTTCCATTTAAAGTCACATCTAAAGAAAGATTAAGAACATACCTTACCACTTGCGCACTTTCTTTAACGTCATTAACCTTAAGACCATACCGCTCAAATATTCTGTTGATATTTGCAATGTCCTGAGATTTAAAAGGATAGCTGTGATGTGAACAGCTTGTAGTTAGATTTAGATTTCTGAATGCCATGATATTAACCTTCTCTCTTAATTATCTGGTATAAACAATAAGTTCGCCTTCTGCGTCACCTGAATGTTTACTATTCCACCAAAATGCTACATCGTCAAGTGTTTCGCATTCTTCTTTGACATCCCAATATTCCTTGGCTGCCTGAACTTCTGATTCATCAAATTGTACTTCCTTATCATAGTTCTTGGCAAGATACTTTTCTTTAGAAACAACTTCCCATCCTTCAGATTCAATCTCTTTAGATGTAAACATTTCATGAAGTCTTTGTTCTGCTTCCTGAATGTCTTTCGCGTAAGAAAACTCCCTATAGTCACCATTGTTATTAATTGCATAGAACATGTTTTTGTCCTCCTCTTTCATTAAATCTTATAAACAATATGATCCTTATCGATATCGATCATGTGTCTTTTTTCATCAACGCCACGAAAGTAATTAAACTGTGACGTTGACAGGTTAGCTGTGTCCGCAAATATCTTTAATCTATCAGGTGTAAAAGGGCGGTCCCATTCTGAGAAGTCCATATGACACCATGTGATAGGATAGTTAGGCAACAGCTTATCTTCATTATCAAGGTCAATGATACGTTCTTTCAAAAAATCAGGAAGGTAGATAGCTTTAATTTGTTCTGGTGATACCTTATCTGTGATGTATTCCGTGTACTTACCCGCGTTAACGTCGCAAGAAGTCAACTCATTTTCAGTTGCGGACTCAATATCAACCTCAAGAAGCGCAAGCCCGTAGTTGATAAAGCTATTCTTCACTTCTGGAGCAGAAGGCGAAAAGAGATATACTACGTCTGTTCTGTTATCAGCTCTTTTTCCATCTTCCCAATTATTATTTTTACATTCATCAAGTGGCAATATGCCCTTTTCCATGATCGAAATTAAATCAATCAGGTCAACATTCTTATACAAGATCATATTTATATTCCTCAATCGTTCCCAAAAGCGCCTGCATTAAATCAATGCCTTTTTCACCTTCAAGTTCCGATATAGATACCAAATCATCAAGAAGATTTACACAAGCACTCATATAGCTTGCAATTTCATCCCCACATTTTTCTCGAATAAAATCAATAGCTCCATCAACACCAGTAACATTAGTGTTGTCATTTGTTGTAAATATTTTCATTGTTTTTCCCTTCTTCAACCGATTGACGGTTAAGCTTCATATCTTCCGGATAGAATATCTCAAGCATAGCTTCAATAGGCTCGTGAAGCAGATCCGCAAGAAGAAAGAGATTGTCTAAGTCAACTCTAATAGATTCTTCCTTGATTCGTCTGTTGAAGTTTGCCTGATTCAGATTGTGTTCTGCGCAGAAACTTCTTAAGCTTGCATATCCATGTTTCTTTAAGATAGCGTGAAACTTTTCTTTTCTTGTCATGTTTATTCTCCAATCCTTTCGATTTCAACAAAGTTTGCATTTTCATTTTCATCCACATAATAATGATAGTAATGATTTTCCTTGTCATAGCTCGGATCATCAATATCTTCAGGAATAGAAGATATTTTAATATTTCCTAAGTTTGCAGTTATATAGAAATCTCGAACATCCTGAATTTCTATTATGTAAAACAATTCATTGCAAAAAGATTTTAATGGTTTGGGTTCTCTGGTGATATGACATATTTCTTCAATAATCCGGGCATAGATATTCGCACACGTATCTGACCACATCTCTATAATCGTCTTTTTAACTTTAGTTTCTATAATTGGTTTAATGGCATCACATTGCACTTCATCTAAATTTTCGTCATAACATATTTCAATCCACTTATAATCAAGCTTAGTAAGTTGTTTTCTTATAAATCCGAATGAATATTCATTGTCATTATATCCAAGTATCAATTTTTTTAAATTGCTATCATACAATTCCTTTTTTAATTCATTACAGAAATTCAAAAGTGTTTCGGGATTTAACATTATCCCACTGATTTCATGAACAAGGTCAATATATATTGAACCCAAGCAACCTGCATATTTATTTTTTTCTAATACTTCCCATTTCATAATCATTTCTCCTTCTCAATAATCATTAGTATTAATCCAATTATCATTCATATAGCGTTGTTCACACCATTGAAGAGTAGTTTCATTTCCATCCATATAGAAGTCAGAACTTGGATCGTCAATAATATGACCGCCACATCCCAAGAATGCCCCCCAATACTCATCTTGTTCCTTTGCTTGCTGTGATAAGGATTTTGCAAGGGCAGTATCTACGTTATAGCAAGCGATAGATCCGACATCATTATAAGCAAATACATAAAGCTCAAGCTTTGGATTGTAATAATCATTCCCATCCTGAATACTGTTTAGCATCTCTTCTGCTGAATTAAATCTCATAATTACCCCCCTATAATCTTTTCCATCTTTCTACAGCTTCAATAATATCTTTTGAAGTGTTAGGATTTATTAAAGTAGTTACCAAAAACCTATCATTTGCAGAAGTAGTGTATACTGAATCTTTCTTAAATGAATAGTAGAGTGATAACCAAGTAGAACGATCCTCACAAAGTATTGATTGCGATTTCTTTACTACATTACTTACATTTTTCATTGTCAAACCTCCTTAAAACTGTGGTGCATCAAACATATATGTTCCATTAGCTTTGTATTGATTGTTCCATTGTTCAATCAATGCCTGAGCAGCCTTTTTTGTTTCGCAGATATTAGCGTGAAGTATTCCTTTAATACTCAGCTTGGCTAACAGATTCTCATTATTTCCACATATCAGGCAATAAGCATGATACTTCTTATTTTCCTCAATAGTTACAGCTATATAATTCTTTTTCATCAATTTACCTCTTATCCCCTTTCCCAATAATCAATGTTAGCATCGTCAATAGATGCATTCTTATCGCCACGAATACAAGACCAACTATCTTCATATTTCATAAATATTTCTTGCAAAGTTTGCTGATCCGATTCCGAAAAATCAGTCAATGAAATCTGATAATCATTTTTACCAAAGCGATAAATTAATCCAATAACAGTATCTTTTTTCATATAATCCCCTTAATTAAGCAGTGTACGCAACTGCATTTGATTCAGTAACAAGATTCTTTTTGACATAATGCCCGGTCTCAGGGCAATACCAAAACTAGGTCTTAAATTGATAGCCGGGTGCGTGCTTTGTCAACATGACCTTTTTTCCGTCATATCGTGTGTATACAATCTTATCCCCTATGTTAAGATTCTTCAGCCAAGATTTAGGCTTATTATGATTCTCATAGCATTTCTTACGCCACTCAATAGCATACTCATTAGTCGTTGGGGTAAGCAGTTTTAAAATGCTAAGTGGACAATCGTAGTAGCAAGGCCCCATAGATTCCGACATGTCTTTGTATCCAAAATTCCATCCGTTCTTGACATCACTACTTGTAAGCATCACTACACCGATGACTTCCGTAGTATCCTTTAATTTATTTGTGTACTCATAGGCTGCGTAGTACACAGATCCACGTAGCGTAGATTTCAATACACGTCCTTTACCTTCAGCGTTTTCCCAAGTGTTAATCTTGTCGCATTCAGCCTTGCGGTCAACCTTTCCATTCTTATATTCATATGAATTGTAAAATGTCCATCCCATGTTTTTAACCTTCTCTCTTAATCATTCAAAATCATAAATAAAATCATACATTTCTTGCATATCGCTGATACACGGCTCAGCATTAAGTTCATTGAGATATTCGACAAGCTCAATATATGAGTCATTGTCGAGTGTACTATTTTTCTTTGCCCATAAATCAAGAAGCTCATTAAGCCCTTTATCATGTAACTCAATCGCTAAATCATTAAGTTCTTTTTTTAATCCGTCATTCACGTTAAAGAATTTCTTAATTAAAGATAGAAGAGTGCTGTATTTACTCATTTTCGTTCCCCCAATAGATATTACACAAGTGCTTCAATAGCTTGAAGTATGCTTTTTCTTCAGGATTCAATATCTCATTGTGATTTTTTCTAAGCCATAAGGCAGTATATTCATCTTGTACAGCTTCAGCAAGCGCATAAAGGCGTGTGGCTGCATTTATAAAGTCTTTCTTCTTTATTGATTCTTCCATCATTTAATCCTTTCCAAAACACCGTCAATTACTTCATAGAGAACATCACCGTCAAAGTGACTTTCTGATTCTTCATTAGGATCAGCGGACTCAATCACGTAGAAAGATTCACGCCTTTTCTTGTCATAATCCGAAAGTGAATCCCAAGCGGATGAAGCGCTGTGAAGCGCATCCATCCTACTATCAAATTCTTCCGTAAACATATCACCATCTTTAAGGCAGTCAATCAATACGTATTTCATAATTACCCCCTAATAACCAATTCTTCATCGTTGACAATCTCAATTAGTTCGTTAAGCATACCTTGAATACAGTTATTGTATTCAGCAAGGTCAACCGGGATACTAGCCTTAATCCCTTTATAGTTGACTGTGAATGTTTTAATATTGCTAAAATCATCCGTTTCAAGCGCTTTATCAGTATCTGATTCAAGCGAACTTTGCACAGCAACCAATTTACTCTTTATCGATTCTAGTGGGGCAAGATTCTGCTTTTCATCAATGCATCTAATTATTGAAGCTAAGCCAAGGTCAACGCTACTTGTTAAATCACATGATTCCTGAATCGGTAGAATCGCCTTAACCCCATCATACTCAATAGTCACACTCTTAAGCTTTGAGAAATCGTCTGATTTAACTGCATTACTTGCATCTTTTCTTATAGAATCCAATACGCTTTGCAAACGTTTGCTTACAGTATCAGCATAAAGCCATTGTTTCGATACCACTTCATAGATTGATTCAACAAGTGCATCCATAGAATTATCTAAATTTACAGCATCCATCGGCTCAATATCGCCTGAAAGTATGTTCAATTCTTTCTGAAATTCAAGAAAAATCTCATTAACCTTATCTTCTAACATATCCTTAATAGTGTTTTTATATATCATGATATACCCCTTTCAAATACAGCCAATATTGGCTCATAGTCGCAAGAAAAATACAATGTATAGTTGGATGTCCAACAATTAACATAAGTTTCAATTAAGGCGATATAGCCCCTTTTTGTACGGATCAAAAGGTTATCTATTAAGCAACCATCCGCACAGTCAATTATTTCACCGTGATTTTGGTGTAATAATTTTTCTACTTTGCCTAGATATTTATATTTCTTCATTTTTGGCTTCCCTTCTATATCTGTAAAAACATGATAATGCGCTTTTCTTGTTGGAATAGTTACCTGATTTTTCGTCAATATATTCAGCGCCGACAAGTCGGCATAATGATGTAGTATATACGCCCGTAAAGGGGCAATAGTCCACACATATATAATGTTTTTGTGTCTTTTCTTGTCGTATCGTAAAAGTCATAACAACCCCCTTTTCCCTTGTTGATGTAGGATTCTAAGGCGTTTAATCATCGTTTCAAAATCCGTACAATAACCACAATCATTTGCATCCGCAATTGAAGAGATTTTTTCTTTATCATCATCGCCTTCAAGGTAGGGAAGCAGCTTATAACATATATCAATCAATGTATCATCGATTGAATCCCCACTATTTAAGGCGATATAATCCAATAAGTTCACAATAGCGTAGTATATTTCCATCTTTTAGCCTTTCCAATTATTAAAATATTCAATAGCCTTGTTACGTGATTCTGCATAGAATCGTTCTTTAAACCATCCATCAACCAGAATCCGACAAGTTACGGATGGGGAAAAAGTATCATCCCCCATAAATTCATAATCAAGGTATAATGAAGCAAAGCAACGGCGGGCGATGCATTCATTTAAAGGGTTAATCATAGCTATATACCCCCTTAACCCACATACTCATAGTAATTGCCGTTGTTGTAGTGGTAATTACCTTCTATATCTAAATCACGCCCATAGGCTTCATAATCAAAGTAATTTTGTAGATTTTCCGGAATCTGTGCAAGTATTCCGCTTTGTTCCACAACCTCATAGGCTACATCGGTCATATCTTTACAGTCGGCGTATACATTGACGTTATCGGCTTCCCTTGGAATGTCATCCCATTCAACACCAAAATATAGCAATGTTTCAATTATTTCATCGTCAATATCTTTAAGTGATTCAGCTAAATCATTTAATCGCTCAAGATTTTCGTATTCATGGATTTCTAATCCAAACGATGTTTCGTAGTCTGTTATAAAGTACTCTTCATAGGGATTCCCACAGCTATCATAGAATTTCTTTTCACCGTGGCAGATTTTAATGCGGTCAAAGACCGCATCAAAATCATCACATGGAAGATCCACCCATTCACCGCACAAAACACCGTTGTTATACATACCTAAATTCGTTAAATATACTCTAATCATGTTCTCAACCTACTCTCTCTCTTAATTCAAAGCCCTAACAATAAAATCACATTCAATATCGCTGAATCCGCCACTTTTAAGCGCATCACGTACTTTTGATTTAGAAATCTGTATTTCATCCGTAACATCCTTAACGGCTATGATTTCACCGTTACCACTGCAAAATTCGCGTGCTTTTTTCTCATTTTCGGCGGGTACAGCCACTTTATAGACTGCCTTTCCGTCATCTAAGTAACAAAAATATTTTCTCATTCTCATATCTTTAAAATCCTTTCAAATAAATAATAGTCAATAGTTTCAGGAATACTTACCACAGCTTTGACACAGTGGCAAGCAATAAAGGTATATGGAAGCACAGTATTAAGTTGTCAAGGTGCAAGAATCCGCAAAGCGGAAAGAAAACAAATATTAAAAGGTGTAACCGTTCCATCGTATCGGCAGTAACTAGATAGTGGCGTATGTCCTATTGGTAAATAGTGGTTAGCATACCAAGCACCGAAAGGATACTGTATACGGTTGTGTGAGTTAGTTGCTTAACTCATGTACACATAGTACACCCATATAGTGAGTTAGTCAACTACTTTTTTGAAAAAATTTAAAATTATTTTTGTAAAATGCCCGGAATGCAGTAACCAGGCGGTTTTGAGCGAAAATATTTTTTTGATATTCACGAAAATAAGAGTGGATTTTTTATTAAAAAGTGTGTACACTTAATCTATAGTGTTTAGAGTGATTGGGCTTGCACCTTTATGGGTGTGAGTCCTTTTTTGATTATTCAAGGCGGATTCTATGGATTATAAAAAGATTATTAAGTATTCTACAGAAAAAGAAAATAAAGCCGTAGGCGATGGGATAGAAACGCTATTAAATGCGGATGTTTTAACGGATGACATAAAGGATTCTATTTATTCGCATTTTATAGAAGATATTCAAGTGTTAATTACTGAATACTTGAAAAGCAGCCGTGATAAGAACGCACCCAAGGGGATGCTATATTGTACGTTGGAAACGTGGCAAGCGTGTGTTGATGACATAGGGCGAAAGTATTTTAAGAAAAACAATTATTTAGCCGATAGAAGCGCAGAAAATAGGGCGTGGTATAAAGAAGAGTTGATTATTATCGGGATGGAAGTATATGAACATTTTTGTCGGCTTTATCGGAAACAGTTCTTTATATATGATTGTGCTTTGTTCTTGGGGATTTCTAGGGATACTATCTATAAGCTAAATACCACATACACGGACGCGCTGAAAAAAGCCCACACGATGCAAGAATCAAGTATGCGCACAGCCTTGGCAAGCGGACGTAGTAACGTAACTGCAATGGCGATACTCTTAAATCACGATTATGACTACACAAGAACTACTCAAGTAGTACATACAATAGATAAAATTAAGTCTGCCGATAGCTTGCCAATGTTAAATTTTGACGGAAAAACAAAAATAATTGATTCTCAGGAACGCACTAACATGTAGAATCCGCATGGTTGATGCATTTATAGCCACAAGATCACATGTTCCCTTTTTCGCAAAACTCTAATTTTGCGAAAAACTTCAATCAATGGGGGTAGGGGTTGCCATCCACGGAACGCCGGGCATAGGCTTAGTCCCCCGGTCACTCAAAATCAAACTTTGGGTAATACAAACCCAGTATTCATGCGGTGGCGTACACATTTTGGGTTAAAAAATGGAAAATAGGGGTAAAAACAGCGACAAATGGCTCAACGGTGGGGTGGCGTACACATTTTAAGAGAGGAGAAAGAATGACTCAGAAAAGGGTAACGATAGGGACAAAAATAAGCGAAGAAGATTTTGAGAGGATAGAGCTAAAGGGAAAGATAAATGGTCTGAGTATATCAGCGCTAGTAAAGCTATTGGTAATGGGATATAAGGATGGGGATATAGAGATAAAGGATGGAGAAATCGTAAGAGAGAATAATGAAGAGTTCTTTCACTACGAAGAAACACCTTTAGGGGAACTGATAGAGAGGGAATTTGACAAACTAAGGAGTAGAAATTATCCGGAAAGCTTTATATGTAAGTGGAAAAGAACAATCATAGATGGTATTCGCAGTCAAGTAGAGATGATGCCAAAGAAATACGATCCAAGGCGAATGCGAAGTGATGATTGGGGGTGCTGAAGATGCCAACAAAAGATTCCATGATAAAGACCGCAAGGATCACGCAGGAAACCTGGAGAAAGATGGAAGCATACATGGAGAGGGAAGATGTGACCTTCTCAGGGGCGATAAGAAAGCTGGTCGAGGAAGCAGATATACCGAAGCAGCGTAGAGAATTTGTAGACACGAAAGAGCTGGTAGACCTCTGTGAAAGAATGAATATTGAACCTCAGACACTAATAGATGGGCTTGTAAGGGAGTTAAAAAGGGGATGAGTAGTAGCAAGACACAGACAAGAACCATAAGGATAAAGAATGAGACAGCGGATTTCTTTAAAGACAAGCCACTGAACAAAGTAGTTGAGAACGTGCATGACCTGGCACTAAAGAAAGACATAGAGGTATGTGAGAATGGAAGGATTAAGATCAGACATTAAAATTTCGATAGATGGAGAACATTTTGAGAAGCTTGGGTATGTATCTGACATCGAACTTAGCGCTGAAGAGGAAGAGATAGCCGAGAGATTTTTGGTGCCAGATTCGATTGAATTAACTGCACAAGTACCAGAGCTAAATATGGATGGATTGGTTCGCAGTATGCTAGGCCAGAACGCATATAACTCGATGAAACTTAGGCAGGACGGATATTTAAGCCCTGAGAATGGGTGGTTCACACCAGTTGAAAGTCCGGCGATAGAACTTATTGAAAAAATAGACAAAGAGAGGAGAAGGCATGACAAAGAAAGAGAGAGAAGCACTAAATCAGGCATTGAAGAATGAGTTTTTAGATCAGGATGAAGATGAGATGCGAAAAGGTTACAGAGAATTTGCAAGGCAGCTTCGACTTGCACAGGAAGAAATGGAGCTTACAAGATATGAGGCAATAATATTCCTGTCAACCTTGATAGGGAATAGTATGCATAAATGAAAAATAACAGCGCCAAGAATTTTCATAGCTATGGGATATGAAGCCCTTACGAGGGAGTAACCTTATGGAGAGGAGATATGTTGTAGCGAACTTTAGACGGATGGCGCACTTAAAGAGGAGGATCTAATGGATTCAAGAACTATCAATGAGCATTATGCTGAGATAGGTGCTGAGCTTATTGAAAATGAAGAGGCCCTTGAGAGCATAAGAGAAAGCGGGGCTACTATCATCTATCTGTCAAGCGAGTATAAAAAGACAGGGAATGGGAAGGTAGTCAAGGCACAGTGCGAAAAAATCTCCGACAAGTACAAATGGGGGATTCCGTGTGACTTCACGATAACGGTATTTGAGCCAAATTGTGAGGGAATGACCGAGGAACAGATGAAAATGCTTATCTTCCATGAGTTATTGCATGTAAAGATAGGCTACAAAGATGATGGAACGGAAACTTATGGCATAAATCCACATGATCTTGAGGATTTTAAGCTGATTATTGACAGGTTTGGCACAGATTGGGCGGAGGTAAAGGAATGATCTTAATTGTTATTGGTATTATAGCTGTGATTGGAGCTTTTATTTTACTTGGCTTTAACGAATATGGTGCGGATTGGATGATTAGAAAGAGACAGTGGTTCTCGCTTTTTGGGCTGATTATATGTCTTTTGGGCTTCATAAAGACGGTTCCGACAGGTTCAACCGGTATTGTGACAACATTTGGACGTATTGAGAACGTATCTTTGGATGCAGGCATTCATTTCATGGCACCTTGGAAGAAAGTAGTTAACATGGACAACAGAACACAGAAACAGTCCATAGAGATGCCGTGTTTTAGCTCAGATATTCAGGAAGTAAACGTTATTTACACCGTAAACTACCAGATAAACAAGGCAAATGCGCAGGAAATCTACAGAACGATAGGAAAAGATTACTTTGATACTATCGTAATGCCCAAAGCGCTTGAAGCTGTGAAGTCAGTGTTTGCTAAATATACGGCTGAGGCACTTGTTGAATCAAGATCAAGCTTGTCGAAAGAGATTGAGGCGATTCTTGTAGATGACCTTAACAAGCAGAACATCCAGATTACAGCTACATCGATTGAAAACATTGATTTTACCGATGCATTCACAAATGCGGTCGAAGCAAAGCAGGTAGCTGAGCAGAACAAGTTAAAAGCACAGACAGAACAGGCACAGGCAACACTTGAAGCACAGGCACAGGCTGAGAGACAGGTTATTAAAGCCCAGGCGGATGCAGATGCATCAATTCTTGCAGCAAAAGCAGATGCAGAGGTTGCAAAGATCAGTTCTGACAGCGCACTTTACCAAGGTGAGAAGGAAGCATCCATTTTACAGAGAGTTGGAGAGCAGCTTGCGAAATATCCTGACCTTGTGAAGTACAAATACATTGAAGGCTGGGATGGCAAGATGCCACAGACAATACTTGGAAACTCAGATGTAATCATGGATATGAGGTAAAAAATGGCAATACTGACGTATGGACCGGGCGTACACAGATTAAAGATTGAGTCAATGGACATAGGACATGCAAGGGTAAGCATTGATGACACGGTAGTACGTGCAAGCAAGGTAGACGTACATATGGAAGTCGATTCGATGCATCAGGCGGAGATAACACTTCTTGGTGAGCCTGAGATGGACATTGACTCGTTAATTACCTTTGATTTTAGTCCAAAGACTGTGAAAAGAGCAGTTGATGTGCTTAAAGTAGCGCTTAAAAGGAAGGACGTTATCGCAAGATTAGGTCTGGAAGAGTTAAATAATTTAGAGCGGTGAAAAGGATAAAAACTTTTCATCGTATTAGCCGGGAGGCAGAGTTCGACGGAGCAAGGAACACCACTCTCTGACAAAAGTGGGCGGATCTGCAATAAAAAGAAAGGGAAGGTATGGCTTCTAATGAACTTATCAGAGCATTTGAAAGCTATAAAACATATTACGACAATCATGGCGCGGATGAATCGCTTGTAAATGCGTGCGTAGAAGCTGCAAAGACCGCATTTTTGGATGAAAGGGATGAAAAATACGGTCTTATCATTACAGGCACTACAAAGGGCTATATTAACGAGATAGTCCAGACAAAAACAGGTGTCGGATTCTTTGATCTTGAGAAATATGCGATAGCAAATGACGTTGAATACACGATATTAAATTCCGGGTATGATGTTTACCGGCTTGAATCTTTTTCAAGATTTGAATCCTACATGCTTTATGTTGAACGTGACAGAAGGCAGGAAAAACGGTTTTATCTGCCCAGGAGATGCACTTTGGGAGTTGTAGCCAATGATATGCAGCGCCTAGAAGATGATGAGCTTGATGTATATGGGCTTAGCCTTCCGTCACGAACCGGAAAATCGAGTATATGTATCTTTTTCCTCTCATGGGTAGGAGTAAGGAAACCGAACAGCCATAATGCAATGGGTGGGCATTCTGGCCAGCTTGCAAAGAGATTTTTCAGAGGACTTGATAATATAATCGAGACACCGGATTATCGATATGAAGAGATTTTTCACTTGTGGAATCCGGAATATAAGGTGGTTTTACAAGCAAAATCATCCGATCCTGCCGAATTTACGCTTAATCTTGGTTCGCCTGATGAGTTTTCGACATTTACCTGCAGAGGAGCAGACGGAACATGGACCGGTGCTATTGATGTTTCATCCGATGGTTATCTGTATGTAGATGACCTTATACGTGACAGAGAGCATTCACTTAGTCCGTCGCGAGTTGAGAACACATATCAGGAGTATCAGAACAAGATGCTTGACCGTATGAATGACGGTGCAAAGAAGATGCTTGTAGGTACTTTGTGGACGGTTAATGATCCGCTTGAGCGCGAAAGAAAGCTTAATGAGGACAATCCAAGGGCTTTATTCAGGAAAATACCGGCCTTAGATGAGAATGATGAGAGCAATTTTCAGTATACGGTCAAGGGATTTTCAACTCAGTATTATAGGGATATGCGAGACAGGCTTGATAAGGCTGAATGGATGGCGAAATTCCAACAACAGCCTTTTGTTAGAGAAGGTCTTACGTATCCTATCGAGGAACTTAGATTTTTTGATGGGTTCTTACCTGTTGGGAACTGTTCAACTATCGCACACATAGACGTTGCATTTGGTGGCGGAGACAGACTTTCAATGCCGATATGCAAGGATTTTGGCGAAGAAAAGAAGTATATCGTGGGTTGGATACATGATAGCCGTTCACCAGGATTTACGGTCCCAAGAGTAGTTGATGCGATTGACAGATACTACATAACAAAACTGTTCATAGAAAAGAACTCCGGTGGACAACTCTATGCAGAAAAAGTATCTGAAGAAATGAAGAACAGGGGCATAAACCATTGTAAGATTGAGCTATATTCCGCACCTAACAAGATTTCAAAAAATGACAAGATCAGCGGATATTCAGATTATGTAAAGCGGAATTTCTTGTTTTTACAGGTGAAAAGCCGTGATTTTTACGAAGAGGATATAGACTTTTATAAAGCAGATGCCGACTACCGCAAGGCACTAGATGAGATGACAACATTCAGTATTGAGGGAAAGGGAAAGCAATTTGATGACTCGCCGGATTCCATATCATCACTTGCGATGAAGATGGATAACAGGCGGTCAACAAGAGCAAGGATTATTAGTTCACCGATATGAGCTTGAACGAGAAAACGGTAGACGAAAAGACTTTTAAAGAATGTTGTGATCTAATGCTGAGCGGTAGGATGCACCCAGAAGTGGCAGCATATCTTACAGGATTATCAAGACCTACTTTCTATAAGAGAGTTAATCAATACTATGATCCTGAGAAATATGGGGAGCTACCTGAAGATTTCTTTTCCGGAAGAAAAGGGGTATGGAAAGAAAATACTGGGTGGATAAAGAACAGTGTGGCTGTTCAAAGATATATTGAGAATCAAGAAGAAAAAAAGAAACGCCGGGTAGAGAGAAGAGAACGATTAAAGGAAGAGTTGAGAAGGAATAAGCCGTTAAAAGCGGATAAACTTCCCAGATTGGAGGATTGATGGTAATCATATTTAAAACTGCGGTAACGGTAATCGCAATTGCTATGATGGGGTTGCTTATAGCTGTGGAGATAAAGAGCGATGATACCGGAAAGATAGTTGCAAACACATTACTTCTTATCTATGGACTCTGTATCCTGGCAATGTGGGTGTAAAGTATGAATAAGAGAAAATTGGACAAATACAATATAAATAAATTCAGATATAGAGAATTATGTGCTTTCTGCTTGCAGTATCAGGATTGGAAGGATGAACTTAGCAACAATGTCTATTTTTCGGCCATAAAATATGACGGAGCAAAACCATCTAACCACCAGGCTTCCGATACTACAGCCAAACATGCCCTTAGAATGCTCAAGCTTAAAAGAAATTGTGATCTTATAGAGAAATGTGCAAAAGAAGCCACAGCAAAAGCAGGTGGAGAAGTGTGGAAATACATTATAAAGAATGTCTGTTTTGAGGTTTCATACAGATACATGAAAACATATGATGAAATTCCCATTGAAAGAGCAACATTTTTCTCTTATAAGAGATATTTTTTCTATCTTTTAGATCAGGAAAAAGATTGAATAAAAACGATAAATATATTATGTTTTGATAAAGAAAAGGCGGAAGCCCCGCTTAATCATTAGTTAGTTTTAAGAAATAAAACCGCCATGAATGACCAGTTCGGGGCGGTTATTTCTTTATGTTAAATTTTTAAAAATGTAGACTTTTTTAGGTAACTTTGGATATAAAATGATAGTGTAAAATAGTTTAAGTGCGAACAGAGCCTATAGAGCATGAGAAATGTAGCGGTAGGAAAAATATTGAAAAAAAAGAGAAAGTAAGATAATATGATTGTATAAGTGGTAGCGATACCCCTTGATTAAGAATCTTATAAAAAAGACTGCTTAACTTGTGAGGTTAGGAGCGGTCTTTTTTATTGCTCTTTTTATTCTTAAGAATATCGAACAAAAGCCTTATGATATTCAAAAGCAGATTGCAGAATGCAATGAACTCAGAAATAGTCATAGGCACCACGTTCCTTTCCCTATTATTTCAAGGGAAAACCGCTACCACCTCAGCTATTGTAGCAAACAGAATAATTATGGTCAATAAAGTGGCTTAGTCTAAATGACTGAGCCATTTTTTAATGGTGAAAATATGGGCGGTAGGAAAAAAATAATGACCGATGTACCGGTCGTTACTGCTGACAATATAATATCGATTATTCAGAAGGCAATCGGAGATCATAGAGAAAATGCCGCTAAGATACAGGAATTATTTGATTTTGAAGAAGGATTTCAGCCACTTCAGAGAGTAAAGACGTATCGAAGCGATATTGATATAGATGTGACTGATAACATTGCAAATGAGATTGTTGAGTTTAAGGTTGCTTTAAATTATGGAAATCCTATCTCTTTTAAGAAACGTGGTTCCGTAGATGGGATGATTGAAGCAATCCAGATGTGGAATGACCAGTATTTTCTTACGGATTCGGATTCAAGCAATCAGGAGCTTGCAAGGAACTTTGAGATATGCGGTATCGGAAACGTCTTTATTGATATAAATACCGATTATGAAGAAGGCGATTCGTATTATACAAGGACAATCCTTAATCCCAAGACTTCATTTGTGATCTATTCGTCATATTACTATGACCGTAGACCAATGGTAGGCGTTACTTTCCGCAGGGATGAAGATAAAGAGATACATTACACAGCTTTTACAAAAGACCAAAGGTTTGAGATAAAGAATTGGGTAATCCAGAATCCCGGAAAAGAAGAAATAGCGGTGTGGGAGCATGAAAATAGGAGCGGTGAAGAAAATCCGCTTCATGTGATTCCGATTGTTGAGTATTTCAGAAGTTATGACAGGATGGGATGTTTTGAAAGACAGATTCCCGCAATGAACAACCTAAATCTTCTTGTTTCGGACTTCTCAAATGATGTAGATCAGAATACACAGGTTATATGGTGGGCAAATGACTGCGAATTTGAGACTGTACAGGTCGTAAATGATGATGGAACTGTCACAGAGGAGATAAAACATCCAAAATCTAATGAATGGCTTCAGACATTTACGACAAGAGATGGCAAGATACCGAAAGTTCAGCCACTTACTGTTAATTATGATTATGCAGGAATGCTGAATAACTATATAACTCAGAGGGCCTTGATACTTCAAAAGTGTAACGTGCCTCAAAGGAATGATAATTCCGGAGGAAGCACAGGCGTTGCGATGAGCGATGCGACAGGATGGAGTGCTGCTGATATTGCGGCAAACAAAGAAGAAATGATTATCTCAAAGAGTATCAGACAGGAGATAAAAGTTATCTGTGCTGCAATAAGAGAGAGCGCGTGTCCATTAGATAGTCCGCTTAGAAAAATAAAGCCATCTGATCTTGAGCCAAGCATAAAGAGACAGAAGAATTATGAACTTTCAGTAAAGACAACGGCAATATCTAATCTGATAAATATTGGATTTAGTTTGGAAGATACGCTTGATGCTGTACCATTATTCCCAGATCCCGCGCAGGTTATTGAGCGCAGTAAAGAGGGAGTAGAAGCATATCAGGAAACAAAGTTAAAACAGTCTGATAAGAGCGAGGAGAAAAAAGCAATTCCCGGTTCAGACGATCCTATATATCAGATAGATAATAGCCCAAATATAGATGGAATGAACGTAGATAATGGCGAAGAGGATGAAGATTGATGAACTTAATATCTTAAACAGTGAGAATACGCAAGAAGAAGAATCTTTTGATTATAAAGATTATATGGAGCATTACTTTGATACTATGCAAATTTCCGAGAAGCAAAAGAGAGATCGTATTGAAGAAGCAAAAGAGATACTTGATGCAATCTTACTGTTTTTGATATGGTGTGAAGAAAATCCTGAGAACGTGCAAAGAGAAGATACAAAGCGCGATATGGAGAATCTTTACAAAGAAGTCATCTTTCAGAAAGTCGAGCCGGATGATTTTGTTGATATGTACGTATTGTTCTTTATAAACAACTTAGTAGATGTAACGACAGAAAATGAAGGTGATGAATACTTCACATCTGTCGAAAGAGCTACAAAGATTGCATGTAATGAAGCAAACAGCGTTATCAATTATTCAGAACTGCAAAGAGCCATTGAACAGGGATATACCTACAAGCAGTGGCATACAGAACTTGATGAGAAGGTTCGTGAGACTCATCAGGAGATGGAAGGTGTTACCATCCCAATAAAAGAACCTTTTTATGTTGGGGGTTCTAGGATGATGATGCCACATGACATAACAATGGGAGCGGATGCAAAAGAGATAGTTAATTGCAGGTGTTCGCTTTCTTTTATGGATTAATAGAGAGGGCTTGCTTTAGTAGCCGATTCAAAATGGAAACCCTTTGAAAGCTGTGATGAAGATCATGGCTTTTTTTATTGCCCAAAAAGGAGAAAAGTCATGATTACAAGTATTCAAGCAAATAGCGCAAACGGTGTAGGACATTTAGCATGTGATACAGAAGCAGACCTTGCTAATCTTCCGGATTACGCAAAATCAAATAACTTGAAACAGGGGACTGACTGCATTGTTATTGATACATCTAATGTTTATATGATGAAGTCGGATTATACCTTTAAGCAGATTTAAGGAGGGAAACTATGGATATAATTTCTTATGCCCTTTCTAAAAGCATAGCTGAAGGAGCTGTATCTGGCGTAGATAGTATGTCTGTTTCCGGGCAGACCTTAAATATTGAATGTACCGATGGAACACACCTGGAAATGGATTTTCCTACGCCTGCTGATGGTGCATCTATAACAGATGTTGAGATTATCTCAAATGGACATCTTATCTGCACGTTATCTAATGGGAATACGATTGATGCAGGGAAAGTCCCAGATGTACTTACAAGAATCGAGTCTGTCAGCGACATAGATGATGTTGAGCTTGATACTCTTGCAGATGGGCAAGTGTTATCTTGGGATGCCACGAATGGTAAGTGGGTTAATAGCGATACAGGTGGAGCGATAAATGAACTTACACCAGAGCAGGTAGAAAACCTGCTCTCAATAATACAATAAAGGAGAAAATGTGATGGCAAATTTTGTTTCTAATGACAATATGACCGAATTGATGAATGGTATTGCAACAAAGTTTAATAGTCTTGGAGGAGCATGGAAGTTCAGAGGTTCTGTTACATTCGCTAATCTTCCATCAACTATCACTCCTGCAATGGCAGGTTATCTTTACAACGTGACCAATGACTTTACAACAGATGCTAGATTCGTTGAGGGTGCAGGCAAGAAATACAAAGCAGGAACCAATGTAGCAGTTGCAGATTTGACTACATATTCAGCTGTAACACCGGTTGGTTCAGAAGATCCTTCATCGGAAGGCTGGTATGAGCTTATCAATGGAAAATACATTCTTTCAACAGATACAGTAGTTGATAGTGAAAAGACATATTACAGTGCCGTAGTAGATGTGAAGTTTGATGTAGCGGGTTCTTTTGAAGATTTAGAGAATGTCTACAACATGATCGCAGGTACATTTGATGATACAGAGCCTTACAGCACTGGCGATGTTGTAATTTATGAGGGTGGCCTTTACAAATTTAAAGCGGATCATGCAGCAGGGGCTTGGGATGTTTCTGAGGTTGATAGTACAAAAGTTGCAGACCTTGTTACAGCAGCAGAACCAGACAGCCTTACGCCTGCACAGATCAATGCGTTGTTAGCACTTCTTGATTAAGAGGGAAAGATATGAGTCTAAAAAACTATATGGCTTATGGGGATGCTGAAACCATCCTCACAAGCTATGCAAATAGAATAAAGCAAAGTCCTACGACATTTGTTGGAACAACGGCAGAGTGGAATGCACTATCAGCTTCAGAAAAAGCAGAATATGTCCTTGTAGACATTACTGACGATGAGAGTTCACTTTCAGGAATGCCAAGATTTCCAGATTATTCTAATCAGATTACAGTTAATGGAAGCCCTTGGACAGCTACAGAAGATTGTTATATTACTTATACATTATGCAATAGCGTATACAGTACAGATAACAGGCTTCAGATTGATGGAAATGTTGTTAGTACCTATAGTAGCGCAGGTGGAACTTATGTGCATCAATTCAATGGTTATGTTAGAGAAGGTCAGATAATATCTGCGGATAACGTTTATAGTCTTAGAGTATTTCCACTACTAGGAGATTAAGGAAGGAAAAGACAATGGGATTATATAAGAATAATAATGGTGTTTTAATTCCCATAGCAGGGCGCGGAAAAGCGGAATATGGAGCAAGCACTACAAGAAGAAATACTTGGACAAATAGCGAAGCTATAAATCCGGATTCAAGTATTGCCTTTTCTGTATCATTCGATGTACCGATGCCTGATGATAATTATGAGGTCGATTGGACTTGCAGTGCAAGTGCATTACACCCTGTTATAGAAGGAAAGACAGCAAGTGGTTTTACAGGTCATGCATATAGGCTTATATCTCCTGCGGTAGAAATCGGGAATGGTGTTATCAATTTCACAGCATTCAGACTATATACGGATCTTGAATACAACGAACTTTTAGATGATACTTCCGGGTTAATAAAAAACACCTCAGAGATGGGAGCTGTCAACCTATTTGAGACCACTTTAAAAAGTCAGAGGTACAATAAGGTGATCTATTCAGTTAATGCCGATGGAACAATTGGCATTGAGGTACTTGAAAGACCTACAGGAAGTACCGGAAATATTATTGGGTGGATTGAGGTAAAGGCAGGAGAGACTTATAAGCTCACAGGTGGAATATCTGAAACCGAAAGACTTGAACTTAGAAATGCCGATTATAGTGCGTGGACAAATAATACAGCAGGTAAGACTGTTTCTTCTCCGGTTGCAGCCACGAACATTGATACATTTATGCCTAATGATGATGCTACTATAATGGTTTATTGCCGCATAGATGAAACAGGCAACACCGGAAATGTCGGCACTTTAAAGCCTATGATAAGATTCGCTTCCTTTTTGGATGACACTTTCCTACCATATGCAAAGACTAATAGGCTTTTGACAGTAGAAACAGATGAATTATTAGATAATGCTTCTATGCTCAAAGGCATAACTGCAATCACAGCGCAGACGGATCTTGACGATGTTACTAATTTAGGTAATTACTATAAATCAAGTACATCTATATTTGTGACTAATGCTCCAACAGGAATAGATTCAGAAACAAACGCTGTATTTAGGCTTACTGTTGAGAACGGTTCTGATAGTACAGATACATTCATTCAGACTATTGTTACAGATGACGGAACAACTTATAAGAGAGGCTATGACGGAACGGAGTGGGGCGAATGGACAGAATTTGCTTCAAGTGCCACTGTTTCAAGCATAAATACAAGGCTTACCGCAGCTGAAACAGATATAGACAACCTTGAATCAAGTAGATTAAAGACATATACGTCTGATGCAACTGCCTGGGATACCGCACCTACAGCATCAAGCACTAAGCCAGTTACTAGTGGCGGACTAAAAACAGAACTTGATAAAAAGCTCCCCACATATGATAGTGGCACATCGTCGTGGGACACAACACCCACAGCAAGCAGCACCAAGCCTGTAACGAGTGGAGGCGTAAAGACTCAGATTGACACTATCAACGGCAACAAGGCTAATCAGACTGTCATAGCAACAAGGCAGGCTAATCTTGTCGCTTCAAGAAGGTACGAGATCGGGGATCAGTTCATATACAATAACACTCTGTATAAAGCTACACAGGTTATTGCGGCAAACACAAATATCAATACCGCGGCAGGTGGAAATGCTACAACGGCAGACAACATTAGTTCGCAAATTAGCAAATTAAAAACACAAGATTATAAGTTTGGCACATCAGTTTCATTGACTTCTTATACTACAAGTAGTCATTATTACACGGCTCCTTCTGACGGATATGTTCGATTCAGCAACGCCACTTCAAATGATGGATATGTCGATATTCAAGCAATCGGTTTCGGCTCACTCATATTTGACTATGCCGTAAGATTCGGACCATATACAATACGAACAGTATTTGTAAGAAAAGGGATGAAAATATATATAAATCATTGCGATTTTAATAATTCATGGTATTGCGTATTTATGCCGATAACTCCAGTTGACAATTAAACATAGGAGCAATAGCAATTTAGTCGCGGTCGTGGCAATTGGTGTTTTTAGCTTGATGATAAATTCACATAAAAAGGAGTACCATCTCTCAAAGTGATTTTTAATCGTGCTCCTATGTTGTTGTCCCAGATATATTGCATTGACCTTATACCTATAAAGGAAATCTCATCAACTGCATTTCCGATTTTCAATTGGAAAGAAAAAGGACTTGCGATTGACGTTCCTCCTAAGTCTCCAGATGTACTTAGATAATCACCATTAACAGTTCTTGCAACGATGTTTTTTCCTTGACTTCCTTTATAAACCATATTGCTATTTTGTGAACTAAGTAAAATATTTTTTTAAGTTGCTGAGTTGCAAAATTCCGAGCGGCTGAAATCGAGAAAACGCATAAATGCTAAGTGATTTAACTTGCTTATAACTTGCTGTTTTGCAAACTAAAAAAGAACTGAAAAATCTGAACAAAAACCAAAAAAAGCTATTTTGGTTTTTAGGAATGGGGAATTGCTCGTGTTTAAATCAGTGGAAGTCGAGCAACAGATTGCTTGGGAGCAGATGACCATAGAGCAATCAAAACTTTTTAAAAACCATTTTTAAACATAAAACGAATTAAACTTTTAAAGCACAAAAAGTTTAATTCGTTTTTTGCATTATTTTGCGAAGTAAATTTGTTTCGTAAATTGAGATGTGACACGGTGAATGAAGAAAGGAAAAAATATATGGAAACTAAATTTTATACTCTTATTATCAAGACTTATGACAATGGAACCGCAGACAAAACATCCCTATATACGTATGATACATTCGATGAAGCAATCTCGGCCGCTCATACTCAGTGGGGGCAGAATGTTGGCGCAGATACTATTGCAAGAGTAATGGCAAAGGTAACTAGCAGTTACGGAGTAGATTATCCTCTTCATACGCTGTATTGGGAGAAACCCCAGCCCCAGCCTCAGCCTGAAGAAGAGGAAACTTCAGAGTGATTCTTATAAAAAGGTAAAGAATTTATAAGAAACCTCTGCTATGTATATGCTTGCTAAATTCCGTAATTAAAGTATTTATATAAAGAGCATAAAGATTGCTTTTAATTTTTTTTAAAATCAAATGGATTAAAACAGGAGGGGTTAAAATGCCAATAAAGAAAGTAAAAGGTGGCTACAAATGGGGCGATAGCGGAAAAGTATACAAGAAAAAAGAAGATGCCTTAAAGCAAGGACGCGCCATAGAAGCCAATAAAAAGAAGAAAAAACGTTGAACTTTTCAAGGGCAGATGGTACAGTATAGGAAAAGGTGCTACCCACGATAACGGTTAGCCTGAAATAATATTGATTAAAAAATAATCGCCACAGTTTGCAGACAGGGGCGGTTATTTTTTATCTACATGGTCTTTTCCATATTGAACACCTGCCATGAAGCAAGTAATACAAAGGGCAATCAAGCCTATTAAAATTCCTATGTCCATAAAATAGCCCTCCTTTCGATTGGATTTTTACCTCCTTTCGTCAGGATAAGGCTAACCGCCACCGTATTTAGGTAGCACCGACAAATAGTATAACACAGAGCATTCCTGTTTGGGAGTGCTTTTTTGAGGGCAAAATATGTTTACAACAGGGCAGATTTGGGCTTTTTTTGTAGTACTTATAGGACTTATCCTTACGATATTAAACATCATAGAGAAAGTAATCCTTTTAAAAGCAAGGTCAAAAGAACCACAGGCTAAGTTAGAGAGCAGATTAGTGGCTCTTGAAACATGGAGATCAGAAGTGAATCAGAGACTTGATAAGGATGAAGAACACTTTGACAAGATTGACGAAGGTAACAAGGTAACACAGCAGGCTTTACTTGCGCTGATGGATGCCGCCTTGTCAGATGATGGAAGTAAAGGTGAACTTAAATCAGCAAGAAAAGACCTTTATGAATATCTTTCCAAGAAATGAAAGGAGCAATTATGAAACTTAGTGATTTTTTGGCTGCTTTAAAAAGTCCCAATGTTCAGGTAGTAGTTACTGACCTTCAGGACACTGAGATTTGCAAGATTTTTGCATCATCTTATACAGCGCTTGATGAATCGGTGAGTGAGAGAACCGTAAACAGATGGACAATCAAAAGTGCAACAAACATAGAGATTGTGCTTAATGATGCGTGATTTGACTAATAGAGTGAACGTGCTATAATATAAATAAGCAAAGAAATGTGATAATTATTTCCATGCAAATTAACACAAAAAAGCTAGGTAGTGCGAATACCTAGCTTTTTCTTTAAGTATGCGTAGATAATGTATTGACTAACATCTACATAAATGTTACTATATACTCATGAAAAATGAGTATAAGTATACCAAAACAACAGTATCATTGATTAACTATAATTTTGTGTTCTGCCCTCGATACCGCAGGAAAATATTCAATATTCCAGGCGTTGAAGACAGATTCAAAGAACTTACTATCGCTGAATGTAGCAAACAAGGAATTGAAATCCTTGCTCTTGAATGTCATATAGACCATGTGCATATCTTTGTGAGTGTACTACCTACTATGAGTATTCCAAATATCATGAAACAGATTAAAGGGTGCACATCATTGTTGCTAAGAGAGGAATTTTCACAGCTTAAAGCGATGCCGAGTCTATGGACTCGTAACTACTTTGTAAGTACAGCAGGTAATATAAGTTCCGAAACAATTAAATGGTATGTTGATACCCAAAAGACAAGACCATAGGTGTTAATATGAATAAAGGTGTTAAGTTTAGGGCATATCCCAATAAAGAACAGCAAAACTTAATAAATCAGACACTTGGATGTTGTAGACTCATCTACAACAAAGGTCTTGCTATGCGTAATGATGCTTTTGAGAATGACCAAAAGATTGGCTACACGCAAACTTCCACTATGCTTACAGAACTCAAAAAGCAGAATGATTTTGTATTTCTCAAAGATGTAGACTCTATCGCTCTGCAACAATCTCTTAGGGACTTAGATCGTGGATTCAAAAACTTCTTTGAGAAACGTGCAAGGCACCCGCAGTTCAAGAGCAAGCACAATAATCATCAGTCCTATAGAACTATCAATCAAGGCGATAATATCCGTATTGTTGGGAAATATATAAAACTTCCAAAGCTTGGATATGTAAAGATTAAGCAGTCTATGGAAGTTGGACATATTAACAATGTCACCGTTGAGAGAACACCTACAGGAAAATACTTTGTAGTTCTTAACGTGGATTTTGAACCCAAGATACGTCCTAACAATGGTTGTAAGATAGGTATAGATGTAGGCATCAAAGAATTTTACTCTGACAGCAACGGCAATGTTGTGAATAATCCTAAATACTTTGAAAAGTCTATGCGCAAACTCATTCGTGAACAGCGCAGACTGTCGCGTAAACAGAATGGTTCAAATAACCGCAATAAACAACGTATCCATGTGGCTAAAGTCTATGAAAAGATAACCAATCAGCGCAATGATTTCCTTCAAAAACAGTCAACTATGCTTGTTAGTGAAAACCAAACTATTTGCATAGAAGACCTTAATGTTAAAGGAATGATTCGTAATCACAAACTTGCTAAATCCATAGCAAGTGCTTCATGGAGTAAGTTCTTCACAATGCTTGAATATAAAGCAGCATGGTACGGTAGCAAAATTGTTCGTGTACCTACTATGTATCCAAGTAGCCAGACTTGCAGTTATTGCGGATATAAAAATCCGCTTGTAAAGAACCTCGCTGTACGTAGCTGGGAATGTCCTCAGTGTCATGCAAATCATGACAGAGACACCAATGCAAGTATAAACATACTAAACAAAGGGCTATTCATAGCCTAAAACATAAGCAGTACCGTAGGGCATACGGGAATTTACGCTTGTGGAGACCGTGTAAAACTAAAGTCCTTGTGACAATGTAGTGGTCGGCGAAGCAAGAATCCCACAACTTTAGTCGTGTGGAGTGTCAAGTCTGTAGAAAGATGCTAACATATATCTTTTAAAATTCAAACTTCCATATTATTTTTTAAGGCCAATTATCCCCCATGATTGGCTTTATCTCCTCCTACAAGACATCTATGTTTCAACGCATAGGTGTCTTTTTTGTCTGCTAGGCAAAGCTTTTTCCTCTCACTAGGGCGTATGATGGTCAAACATCATGCGCTCTTTTCCATGTGCCAAAGTGGACCTCGTTTTTTAATCTCCGGGTGCGTATCTGTCAAAGGATGCGCACTCATTCACGCTCAGATTTATTCTGGGCGTTTTTTATTGCCATAAAAAGAACCTGAGAGAACAGTAAACACGCCATGAAGTTAGAGAAAACTTCAACAAAAAACACGAAAAGGAGAACAAAAAGATATGAAGAACAAAGTCAGAACCAACGAATTGTTGCCTATTAACTTGCAGTTTTTTGCCGAGGATGTGGCTGAAGGAGCAGATGAAGGCTCTGTATCGACGGACGGAGATGATAAGTCTGAACCTGACGAGGGCGAACCATCCAAGAGTTATGAAGATGCGTTAAGCGAGATTGCGGCAGCTAAAGCAGAAGCCAAAAAGTTAAAGGCCGAGAGAGACGCAGCACTTAAAAAGACGGGTGAAATTTCCAAACAGCTAAGAGCAAAGATGTCTGAGGATGAACTTAAAGCAGAACAGGATGCACAGGCTAAAGAGGAAAAAGAAGCTCATATTAAGGAGCTTGAACAGTACAAGGCAGAAAATGAAGCACTTAAACGCTATAGGCTTCAGGGAATGTCTGATGAGCTGGCTACTAAGGCTGCAAAGGCTGAGATTGAGGGTGATATGGATGCGCTTGCTGATGTTCAGAAACAGCATACACAGTCTCTTATCAAAGCAAAGGAAGCTGAATGGAAAGCATCGCGTCCGCGTGTAAACGTTGGCGATGATGAAGATTCTTCAATGACAAAGGAAGAGATTTTAGCAATTCAGGATAGGGATGAACGTACCAAAGCAATTGCCAAAAACCTTTCTTTGTTCACACCAAAAACATAAAGGAGAATAAAAAATGGCAGCTGAAAACAATCTTATTAAGAAAGCCGATCTTGCTAGAGCAAGAGAGGTCGATTTCGTCTATCGTTTTACCGATAGCATCAAGAAACTCGTTGAGGCTCTTGGAGTAACAAGAACTATTCCAAAGGCAGCCGGAACTTATCTTAAGGCTTACAAAGCAACCGGAACTCTTCAGGACGGACTTGTTGCTGAGGGTGATCTTATTCCTCTTAGCCACTACAAGACTGTACCTGTTAACTTCGGTGAGATTCCTTTCAAGAAATGGAGAAAGGCTACATCCGCTGAGGCTATTATCGAAAAGGGTTACGATCAGGCTGTAACAATGACAACAGACGAGATGCTTAAGGACGCTCAGAAGGGTATCAAGAAGTATTTCTTCAACTTCTTGTCACAGGGCACAGGTCTTGCAGCAGGAACAACTTTCCAGGCAACACTTGCAGCTATCTGGGGACAGCTTCAGGTTCTTTATGAGGATACAGAGATTGCAGCTGTATACTTCATGAACCCTCTTGATGTTGCTGATTACCTTGGAACAGCTCAGATCACATTGCAGACAGCTTTCGGTATGTCTTATATCGAGAACTTCCTTGGACTTGGAACAGTTATCCTTAATTCCAATATTCCAAAGGGAACTATCTACGGAACTGCTAAGGAAAACTTAGTACTTTATTATATTCCTGTAAACGGTGCTGATCTTGGAGAAGTATTCCAGTTCACATCTGATGAGCTTGGATATATCGGTATCCATGAGACATCTGATTACGACAACATGACAGCAAAGGATACTGTTGTTTCAGGTATCGTTCTCTTTGCTGAGAGAATCGACGGTGTTGTTGTTGGTTCTATCGGTGGTTCTATCACACCTACAATCACAACAGACGTTGATGAGATCACAATTCCTGTTGGCGGAATGGATACAATCCATGCTAAGGTTGCACCTGCTGGAACATCCTTCACATGGACATCTGATGACACAACAGAAACATATGTTAAGGTTACTCCTGGACTTAACAATGCAGATGTTGTTATCACAGGTGTTGCTACAACAATTTCCGGCGGAACAGATTCACCCGTTACACTTACATGCACAGCAGGCGGCGTAACAAAGACTGTAACTGTTACTGTTTCAGCTAGTGCTTGATAGAAAGAAGGGAAAGTGCGTATGCAGTATGAAGTAATTAGGTATTTTACTGATGCGCAGGATAACGAATATGCTTACCGCGAGGGTGATATTTACCCTCGCGAGGGGCATACCGTATCAGATGCGCGTATTAAGGATCTGCTTAGCGGAAACAACTTTCAGAGAGTACCACTTATTAAGCGCGTGACAAACACAAGCGTAAAGAAAGAGAAGAAGATCGAGGAAGCTAAAGAATATACAGCGGAAGATATTATGAAGATGCCGTATATGAAGCTTAAATCTTTAGCTAAGCAAAATGATGTTGATGTTAAGGATAGGGAAGCTGTTGATATAAGAAATGATCTTATTGCAAAACTGGGGTTGTGATTATGACAAAGAATGAGATGCTTGATGAGATTTTTGAAAACTTAAAAGTGGAGATAGATGCGGATGATTCTCAATCTGACAAAGTAAATGAATCGCTTTTAAGGTTGAAAATCGAAGGAGCATATCGCGATGTCAAACGGGCAAGGAATTATCCGAGCCACTATGCTGAAGCATGGGTTGAGAATGATATGCTGAATTATTATACCAACATAGAGGCAGTAGCAAGATATGACTACAACAAGGTAGGAGCTGAAGGACAGTCTGTTTATAGCGCTGATGGCACAAGAATCGAGTACATCAAGCGAGATAGTCTGTTTAATGGGGTTTATCCTATCTCAAGATAAGGAGGGCTTATGAGAGTTGCAAGGCGAATAAAGCAGCGTATGTATTATGCACTTCTTGTAGGAAAAGAGCCTATCTATGAGCGGGATGATAATGGAAATATCATTTATAGGATTCATGCCGGGGAGAGAATCCCTGTAGAGACAGGTGAATTTAAGGATAAGTATTCTGAGCCTATTATGTTTTTCAATTCAATTTCAGGACAGCTTACAGAAAACGAGTTACAGGCATTCGGAACGCAGAATATGGCAGATGCAAAGATGACTTACAAAAGAGGTCAGTATCCATTCAGAACCGGTACTTTAATCTGGAAACAGTCAGAAGTTGGGCGTGATGAAGATGGAGAAATAGATCCTTCATCGGCAGATTTCAGAGTAATGGGTGTTATGAATGAAGGACAGCTCTTTTGGAAGGCAATGATGCAAGCGGTATCTAACAATGAACATTGAAGTATCTCTTAATGAAAAAAGTGTAAATCATGCCATAGGCCAGCTTAAAGATTATCGTGACAGCTTAGCTGCCAAGAATGAACAGTTTGTTTATGAACTTCTCAATATTGGTATTAAAGTAGCTGAAGAAAGAGCAGACCACAACGGATATGGCCGATATATCACTTTTTATAAAAAAGGAAAGGGCGGAATTACTACCATTGGTTATCTTGTAGGTGAAGATACCCAAAAGATAGTAACACAGTGGCAATATGAAGAAAAAGATGATGCAATCAGAACCGCTGCAATCAGTCCTATTCTCTTTGCTGAGTTTGGTAGTGCAGGCTTTGCAAGGGTTCCTTTTGATATAAGTGGTGTTGGCCAAGGCACATTTCCCGGACAGACTCATGCTTATGACGGATCATGGTGGGTTAAGAAATTGGATGAAGAAACAGGTGAATATGTATGGACAAAGTGGTATGGTGTAACGCCTACTCAACCAATGTACCATGCAGAAATGAAGATGTATGAGCAGATATACAATGTAGCAAGAAAGGTGTTTAGAACAGATGGTAGATGAAACATGGTATGACAAGATTGAATCTTATATATTGACCATTCTTAAGTATGAGCTTGTACAGAAACTTTTAGCACCTTATCCAAAGCTTACCTGTACTACGTCTAATCAGGAAGAATCGCTTGATCTTGTCGGTGATTTTCCTACTATGTACGTACACATGTTGCCTCCGTATGAGGTTGGAAGGGATTTGACCAATGATACAGTCAATGGCATCAATTGTACTTTTGAACTTGTCGTTTATTCCGACAAGTCTGAAAAAGAATGTCGTAACATCATAACCGCAGGCATTCAGCAAATGAAGAAACTGCATTTCAATGTCGAAACGTTTCCTGATCCAAGAACATCGGATAAAAAGTATATTGCAATCGCAAGGCTTAACAGGGTGATTGCAAGCGGTGATAGAGAATTAGTGCCGCAAGATGAATGAATTAGCTTATAGGAGCTTTTCATAGATAAAACGAAAAGAGGAGCAATCCTCTTTTTTAATGCCATTTTGGCAGAAAGGAGAAAATATGGCAGTACAAGAGGCAGGATTAAGTACCCTTGGTGTCAAATTTGGGTACGCTGTTGAAACTGTTGCAGACACAAAGCCTACAGCTTTTACATGGCTTGAAAGATGTAACGCAATAGCAGGAATTGCATTGTCTACAGAGACTATCGATGCTTCGGCTCTTGAAGATCTTATCACAAAGTATATCGCCGGCCGTCAGGACTCAGGTGGAGAATGGACAATTACATTCAACTATACGGCTGAAGTAGCAACACAGCTTCAGACAATGATCTCAGCTTACAACACAGCAAAGGCATCTAACCTTAAGACATGGTTTGAGGTTTGGATTCCCAATGCAACAAACGGATTCTTTGTAGTTGCACAGCCTCCACAGAGACTTCCTATGCCGGAGTTCTCACAGAATGAACTTCTGACAATCGAAGTTGGATTTGCTGTTCAGGATTACAAAGGAGAACTTGCCGCGGTTGAACCAACGGCGGGGTAACTAGCTCTGGTGGAAGTGGCAACCAGGGCGGTAACACTAGTCAGACCACTGGTTATCTTGATGCAACAGCACTTGGCGCGATGTCTGATTCTGATATTCTTGCTCTTGCAACAGCGAGAGGTTACACAATAGGAGCAGAATCGGATACTACTGAGGAAATCATAAGCGACTTCCTGGATGAACAGGAAATTAAGTATCCATTCACTCAGGCAGAACTTGAAGAACTTACAGTAAGCGAAATTGAGACTATTGCAACAGCGAGAAGTTATACGATAACCGAGACACTTAAAGCGGATATTATCACAGAGTTTTTGACACAGCAAAATGCTTGATGGAACAAGGGGCGGCTTTCGGGCTGCCCCTTTCCCTTTAAGCATTTAGGGGAAAGGAAAAGGATTATATGAGAACATTTTTAATTAATAATAAGAGATATATAGCAAAGGAATTTACTTTTGGAGCAGTAAGACAGCTTGAAAGCAATGGTCTTTCACTTACTGATGTACAGAATAAGCCGATGACTCTTGCAGCAGCTTACCTTGCATTTTGCGCAGGTATTAACATGGATGCAGCTGATAATGAGATCCAGGAGCATGTTATCAATGGTGGAAACCTTGATGGTATTTTTGAGGCTGTTACTGAAGCCATGAATGAATCACGTTTTTTTCAGGCGCTCAACAAAAGGGCGGAAGCAGAACAGGAAGTTCAGAATATTCCGGAAGTTCCAGTAGTTCCGGTAGTACCTCTTCAGGAAATTCCGGTTCAGGCAGTAACAGCAACACAGGTGGGAGAAGCAAGAATACAGTAAAATATAAGACTCTTACCGAAGAATATGAGAAAGAACTTTTACCCTCTATATTGTCTTTAGGATATTCATACTGGGAATTTTGGGATATGAATCCAAGAATATTAATGCCAATACTTGAGGGATATAAACTTAAACGTAAGGTTATAGATGAGAATCAATGGCTTTTGGGTGGATATATTTTCGAGGCTGTTTCTATTGCTCTTGGAAATATGTCAAAGAAAAAAGGACAAAAGCCGGATAATTATTTTGAAGAGATCAAGAAGCCTGCATTACAATCAATCGGTTCTACGAATGGGGAACTTACAGAAGAAGAAAAGCAGCGACAGCTTGATCTTCTTATTGCAGGACTCAGAATTAAACAGGCAAACTTTGAATTGGCAAAACAGCAAAAGAAGAGGCAGTGATCTAGGTCACTGCCTTTTTTTATGGGGATGAATACTATGAATGTAGATTCATTAAACATACAAATCAAATCTAGTGCAACTGATGCTAAAAGGTCTATAGATGGTCTTGTTACTTCACTTAAAAACTTAAATAGACAGCTTGGGCTTAAAGAAGGTACAAAGCTTGAGACAACCTTAAAGTCTATCTCTAACTCTGCCGTTTCTGCGTCTGCCGAGATTAACAAGATAAGTGGAACTGGGCTTCAGAAAGTTTCTAAAGAAGCGAATGCAGCGCAAAGATCAATTCAGAAGCTTGCTAAAGAGGGTGAAAATGTCAAAGAAGCGCTTGCAGGCTTTAAATTTCCTGATTTTGATAGATATTTTGGTGTCATGAATGAAAAGTTCGCAGTGCCTAAATCATTAGAATCAGGAACTAATAGTATAATAAAAGGCATTCAAAATCTTGGTTTCGTTATAAAAAATTTTGACGATTCTCCACCGGTTCATGTGGTTGAAGAAATGCAGGAAAAGCTACTTCCGGCAACAACAAGAGTTAATGACCAAATTAAAGAATTAGCAAGGAATTTTAATACTGTAAGTAAAATAAAAACAGTAAGCCCCGCAACAAATGAAATAAAAGAAACATCGGTAAAAATAGGAGAATTACTTGCTTCAGCAAGAGAATATAAAAAAGTCCTTTCTGAGATGAAAAGTGGTAAGCGTGCTTTTGATCCAGAAATGTACGAAAAGGCAGTAATAGGTCTTAATCATGCAAATAAGACTATTGCTGAATATGAAAAATCATTAATTAGTTCTGGCAATGCAACAGATGAATTATCGTCTAAATTAGCAACACTAAAGAATAACGCTGCCTCAAGTTATGGCGAGATTGGAAAATTATATAAAGTATTAAAAGAATATGAAAAAGTTCTTTCCGAGATGAGAAGCGGAAAAGTTCCTGTTAGCAATAAAGAGTATGACGATACTGTTAAAGGGTACAATAAAATAAAAGATGCTGTTGATAAATACAACAAGACTCTTAATGAAGAACCTGAAAAAGTATCTTTTACACACGATGTATTGCCTAATCTTCTTACTTTGCAAAAAGCATTAGAAGGGGTTTCACAGAAGTTTTCGGAACTTGCGCAGAAAAGCACAAATTTATTTAAAAACATGCTTATTCCTTTAAAATTAGCAGCAAAAGAGTATGTTGAAAAATTTGAAGGAATGAAATCAAGCGTTACCAAATTTCGAGATCACTTAGTAGCAAGTCTAACAAAAATGTCGCAATTTTGGGGCAGAACCATGCGCACATTTACATTTATGCTTGTTAGAAAAGCTATAACCGGAATTATAAAAGAAATTGGTAATGCAATTAACTCTTTAGCTAAGTTTTCAAATACGATGGGAACTCAGTTTAATCAGAGTATGTCAAATCTTGTTGCTGATTTTCAATATTTAGCTCGTTCTATTGTAAGCGTATTTGCACCACTTATTGATATGATTGCCCCTATTATTGACGCAATTATAAATAAGATTGCAACATTACTTTCATATATAGGCATGTTGTTTGCTGCATTGGGTGGAAGTTCTACTTTCACAAAGGCAACAAAAACAACAACGAATTATGCAAAATCGCTGGATAAAGCGGCTAAATCTGCGAACCATCTTACTATGGGAATAGATGAACTTAATATTCTCGCAAATAGTAAAGGTGGTGGCGGTGGTGGCGGTGGCGGAAACCCGTTAGCAGAGTGGGATAATGTTGAAATCCCTCCCGGAATAAAGAAATTGGCAGATACATTAAAAAAGATGTGGGATGATTTTCTGAAACCAATAAAAGCAGCATGGGACAAAATGAAAGCCTATGTTAAAGAAGCATGGACATATATGCTTGACCAGGTAAAAAAACTTGGCAAATCCATTTGGGATGCTTTTATTCAGGTGTGGAATGAACCTGAAACTATCGAAATGATTGCAAATATATTTGGGATCATTGCTGATCTTATGATGGTTATCGGAAATCTTTGCAAAAATTTCAGAGAATCATGGGATGAAGTAGTTAATGGTGCGACAAGAGGTGTTCAGATATTTGAAGGGATTCGTGATATTTTTGCAGTCCTTATTGAGCATGTAAGAAATGTCACAAAGTACATGGTTGAATGGTCTGAAGGAATTGATTTTGATCCTCTTCTTGATAGCGTAATTAAGCTTTTACATTCATTCTATAGACTTGCTGATTTTATCGGTGGTGTATTTGAGGATGTAATGAAAAATGTCGTTCTTGAGTACATAGAATGGATGACAGAGGAAGGAATACCACATCTTAATAACACCATCGCAGAAGTTTTAGATGCTTTTAATTTTGACAAAATACGTGAGGATCTTGTACCTGTAGAAACAGCTTTTGAAAATATGCTTGAAAATATCCACACAGGCGTTACTAACGCTATGGGTAATTTAGGCAAGCAGGTAGCTGATTTTGCAAATTCTCAGCAATTCACAGACTTCATGCAGAGAATTGCGGATATAATGAATCTTATTTCTGCCGAAGATGTTGAGAAAATCCTTACAGGATTAGGTCAGGGAATATTAGATATTGCAGATGCAATAGTAAAATTTGTAAATTCTGATATTTTCATGGCATTCCTGAAAGCAATAGATGAATGGCTTAAAAATACATCAAGTAAGGATATAGCCGGAATTTTAAAAGGCGTGGCAGTCGCTATAGGATTGTTTAAATTTGGAGCTTTCGTTTCTGGTGGCGCTGCAAAGTTTATTGGATTTCTTGCGTCATTTGGAAGCCTTATTAAAGTTGTTGAAGCTGTATCAAAACTTGTAGAATTAGCAGGCGGTATAGAAGCTGTTGGAGCTGCATTAGAAGTATTTGGTGGCATAAATGCTATAATCGCAGGCTCGATAACTGCAATAGCTGCTTTCTTTAAAATGTGGAATGATGGTTGGAGTTTAGCCGGAGAAATAATAAAAGATGTAGGAATTGCTCTTGTTGCTGTAGGTGCAATTATTTTGGGCGTTGCAGCCGCACCAGCAGCCATTGTCGCAGCGGTAGTTGCTGCTTTATCTGCTCTTGTTATTGTTATACATGATAATTGGGATGCAATAGTTAAATTCTTTTCATCAACGGTTCCTGCATGGTGGAATGGAACAGCAGTCCCATTTTTGCAAAGTTTACCTGCAAAAGTCGCAGAGTTCCTTGCTCAGATAGGTGAAAAAGTCGGGACGTTCTTAAACGAACTTCCGGGCAAAATAGGTTATGCGCTTGGTTTCATAACAGCTAAGATGGCAGAATGGTTTCTTTTGGCTGTGGCTTGGGTTGTGGTCAATATTCCAAAACTTATCGAAAATATCCTAAAGTGGTTTAGGGAATTACCTGCAAAAGTCTTAGCTGAGCTTGAAAAAATCATCACCACATTTAATGCATGGGGAATTTTAGCAATCACATGGATTGCATATAAAGTACCGGAGATTATATCAAAATTTGTTTCATATTTTGAAGAACTCCCCGGTAAATTATTAAGCCTTGGCGAAGCTATCGTAAAAGGATTGATAGACGGTTTATTCGCTGCTTGGGAAAAATTAAAAGGGGGTGTAAAAGATTTTTGTGGTGGTTTCATCCAAGGTTTCAAGGATGCTTTTGGAATTGCATCGCCTTCAAAAGAAGCGGCAGATATTGGAGATTATTGGTTAGAAGGATTAGTTCTACCCTTACAAGGATCTAATATCAATGATTCTGTAGCTGCTTTTGCTGAAAAGTTTATAGGACTGTTCAAATCTTATTTAAGCCCAGAGAAGTTTACAGTCATTGGCATAGCTATTGCAAATGCTATCTCAGTGGGCATAAATAACGGATTAGGTGCTATAATTCAGACGCTTAATAATATTTATCTCCTTATTGTGCAAACGATCAATACGCAGATAAATACATTAAGCACAACTCTTCAGACAATGCTCATGCCTATGTTTACTAATATCTTTACTCAATTCACTGCATGGTTTAGTGAAGCAATGAGTGGTTGGTGGGCTGACAGCATGGTATTTTGGTTCACTGCTTCTAAGTGGGATGAGGATATTTTTTCACCGCTTGCTGAAAACATTCATGAACACTTTGAATTATTCAGTACATGGTGGGATACATCCATGAATACATGGTGGGAAGATCAGGTTGTACCTTGGTTTGAAGAACAAAAGTGGACAGATGAGTTTACGCATATTCTCGAAGCTGCTAAAGCGGTATTTACTTTGGTAGAAGAGAATATACAACAGCACATGGAAACCGCGCAGGAGATAGTAGAACACTCTTGCAATAGCATGAAAGAAGCTATCCATAGCGTCATGGATGAGATAGATGAACTCATTGAAAAGATGAAGCAAGTTCCTAGTGGAGTTTCTTTCCATGCAAACGGTTTTGCAAGCGGAGGTTTCCCGTCAACCGGTTCGTTATTCTTTGCTAATGAGGCAGGCCCGGAGCTTGTAGGTACGATTCACGGAAATACTGCGGTAGCAAATAATAATGAGATTACAGGAATTAGGGAAGCGGTACTTGCAAGCGGAAATCAGGAATCAGAACTTCTTGCAAGACTTATTACGATAACTCAGGCACTTCTTGATAAAGAACCTGTCGTTATTGATGATAGGGATATAGCAAGAATGGCTACAAGCGGCCAAGGAAGGCTTGGAATGAATATAATAACTTGATCTAAAGGTGGGTGTCTTTCAAAGGGCATCCACCTATTATTGACAACCTTCTTTTGATGTATTACATTTGTATTATAAAGAAAGAAGGTGATTATATGTCTACAATAAGTTTACGTGTTCCTGATGATGAATTAAGGATATTGAAAAACTATGCTAGATTACACAATTGGTCTTTGTCAGATGCAATCAGAAAAACAATGATCGAAAAAATTGAGGATGAATACGATTTAAAAGTTTTTGAGGAATACGAAAGAGAAAAAGCTAATGGTACATTGGTTACAAGACCGATAGAAGAACTTTGGAAGGAACTCGGAATATGAAATATCAAGTAGAAACAACGCCGAGATTCGATAAAGCCATATCAAAATTAGATAAACACATTCAAAAAATTATAAAATCATGGATAATAAAGAACCTTGTCAATACAAATAATCCACGTATTCATGGAAAAGGATTGACTGCTAATATGGCAGGACAATGGAGATACCGAATAGGAGATTATCGATTGATATGTGAAATCCAAGATGAAAAACTTATTATTCTAATGCTTGATGTGGGACATAGAAGAGATATTTATTATTAAAGAGCTGTAAAAGGCTCTTTTTTTATTGCAATGGAGGTGTAAGATGGCATTTCTAGAAGTTAATGGAGTTGAATTACCGTGTCCAAGTTTAGGACTAGAGATTATCTTAAGTGATGCTGTTAATTCAGGGCGAAATGCTAACGCAGAGGTTATTGCGGAAAAGGTAGGAAAGACGAACCTTAAATACAATAACCTTATGTGGAAATGGCTTACACCGGATGAATGGCATTTAATATGTGATCTTTTTTCAAATTTTTTTGTTACTGCAAAGGTATGGAGTCCATTAGAGAATGATTTTGTTACTCTAAAGATGTATCCGGGTGATAGGTCAGCACAGGTTTATTGGCTTGATGACGATCATACTACGCCAAAAAACTTTATGGATTGTAAGGTAAATATTATTGACTGTGGACTTGTTTCAAAATCATATGAGAGGTCGTAAATGCAATCAGTAAGTTCAGCATATAGAGCAGAGCAAAAAGAATATTTAAGACAAGAAGGATTTATCTGGGTGTATCTTGGCGTTATATCTAAGGAAGCTCAAGCATATGGTAAAGCTAATGGTACATTCACAATGTACTCTTCACCTGATATTGTTACTTCGACTGTGAATTTTGAAGGATACTATGCGATACCGGAAGAGAACTATATAAAGGCTGATGGTACACAGTATTTTTTGCCTAGAAATAGTAATTCCGTAGCATTATATCAGGGCGTTGTAACTCAGGAAATGTGCGATTCAGTAACATTTACTTTTGGGAAATATACTCATCTTGATATTAAGGGGCTTACTATCGATTTCGGAGAATATTATCCTACAAGTTTTACAATCACAAATGGCACGTATACATATTCATATACAAATGATAAGCCTGGACAGTGGGTTACTGAGGATATTTTTAGGGATACTGACCATATAACCATAACTCCAAGTGCAATGATAGGTGGGCAAAAAAGATTAAGGATTTTGTCCATATTATTCGGTATTGGACTTATGTTTGACAACAATTCTTTGATTGCAACATCATGGAAATCCGAATGCTCACATATATCAAATGAGCTTCCGACTAAAGCATTTACGTTTACTATTGATAATCTCAATAAGAAATTTGCTGCCGATGATCCTAATTCTTATCTTGCTTTCCTTGAAGAACAGCAGGAAGTTGAGTTTGAATATGGCCGTAATCTTTCGGACGGAACGCTTTATACAATTCCCGGAGGAAAATTGAGGCTTAAAACATGGTCCAGTAATGATACTCAGGCCAGTTTTAATGCGGTAGGTTTTCTTGATTATTCAGAAAGTAAGTATTACAAAGGCAAATACTATCCTAATGGTATTTCATTATATGATCTTGCAATTGAAGTATGTCAGGATGCAGGCATTGAAAATTACACTATAGATAATTACCTGCAGACAATGCATACAAAAAATCCACTGCCTGTTGAAAAGCATAAGAATTTACTTCAGCTTATAGCAAATGCAGCACGTTCAATCATGCGTGAAACAAGAGATGGTGGAATAGAGATAAAAAGTTCATTTAAGCCAGACGTTGTAAGTGTTACTACAAATGGCGAAACAGTATATTCAAGTGCTGAGAACGTTGTCAAAGAAGATATTACGGTAAGTGATTATGCTACATCCGAGAAAGATTTCTCACGTATTGATGGACTTCATTATTTCTTACCACGTACATCAACTGTTTATGCGGCTACTGGCTTTGTTTCGTCTCATGTAGCCGATGCAAATGGTGATTTTGTTACTAATCCTGAAATAACAATAGAATGGGAAACAGCATGGACCTTCTTCGGAATGAGCATGGCTTTCTATAACGTTAAGCCAAGTAGCTTTACTATTTATTCATATCATTACAATGATCTTGTAAGCACTAAAACTTATGAAGATATTGATTATATGACTGCTATTGAAGATGACTTTATGGACATAAGTAAGATAAGGATTGTATTTACCAAGACCAATCCTTATCAGAGGATTCATCTTTCTCATATGTCTTTTGGAGATATTACCGATTATGTGCTTGATTATTCGGATATGACAGCTTCACCCACAGCTTCAGTAGCGGAAAAGATAAAGAATGTAAATGTAACATATTATGAATATAGCTATGGAAGTTCTCAGAAAAAGCTAAGTTCAACCATAGCTGTAGTAGGCACTAATATCGTTACATTTAATAATCCGGCATATAGCTATTCATTAAGCTATGCAAGTGCTCAGACAGGAACTCTTACTATTGTTAGTAGTGGTGCTTATTACGTGGAGTTTACTTCTACAATTGCGGCAGAAGTAAATATAAATGGCATAGAGTTCGTTGTATCAACCAAGGAAATCACGCAGGAAGTTAGGCAGATAGGCACAGATAAGACAGCATCCAATACTCTTATCGATAATTCAGAGGATGCACATAAAGAAGCTGAATGGCTTGCGGAATACTTTGCTAACGATATTGATTATATAATCTCGTATCGTGGTGAACCGGCGTTAGATCCGGATGATCTTATTTATACAGAAAATAAGAGCATTGAAAGGAACTTAGTAAGATTAACAAGCACACAAATAGACACAAGTACCGGAATGAGCATAACATGCAAACTGACAGCAAGGCGAGTAAGCTATGTACTTCCTGCCGTTGTTGGTTCTGCTATTGTTGGCGAAAGTGCTGTGCATTAAGGAGGATTTATGGCATATCCTAAACACGTATGGAGAAAAGGCGAAATTATCAACGCTGAACCTCTTAATAACATGGAGAATGGTATCGCAAATGAAGAAACAAGAGCGATAGACGCTGAAGAAATCTTAGATAGCAAAATTGCATCAAATAAGGCTATCTCAGATGATGCCATTTCGACAGAAACAATAAGAGCTACAAATGCAGAAGATGATCTCTCAGAACGAATTACTTTCTTGAATACTGATTTTACACTTCTTAAAGATTATGTTGATACAAAAATGGCATCAACATATAAACCAAGTGGTTCAATTTATTTTTCCGAACTACCGGCATTATCAGCAAGCGTTGTAGGTAATGTATATAACATAAAAGATGCTTTTACAACTACTTCGGACTTTTATGAAGGAGCAGGCAATAGCTATGCTGCAGGTACAAACGTTTCTATAATTCAGGCCACAGAAGATACATATAGTGAATATACGGTTGAAAGTACGGATAATCCGCACGATTTAGGCTTATATGAATATGACTCTGTAGGTGACACATATACTCTTACCGAGGACACTTCACCCGTAACCGGAAAAACTTATTATTCAAAACACTCATCTATAAGATTTTATTATGATGTTATGGCTGCGGCTATTGATACATCACAGTTTGTTAAGTACACAGACGTAGCTACTAATAGTAAGTTAGGTATCTGTAAGCCGGATGGAAACAGTATCATAATGAATGATCGTGGAACATTTTATTACAATATTAGAAATCCACGCGATGCAACCAGTTTAGTGAATAATTTATCACTTGCAGTTCATCATTCAGAACTTGCAAGATACGGTTTTAACATAGGTGATTGGTTTAACGCAACGAATTATAAATATTTTATAGCGGGTTATAATTCATTTCGTGGCAATCGATCTTCTGCGACAGATCCTTCAAGCTCAATTTGCTTAGATGTTGACCATGTTGTTCTTATATTCTCAACAGGTCAGATAAAATGGCATGATTCTGAAACCTCTGTAATGGATGTGGGATATGCTGGTTCAGATTATCAGAATTATTTAGAAACAACCGTACTTGATAATGTAAAGGCAGATATGATAGAGCTTTTTGAAGGAGAAACAGGACTTGAGTATTTAAGAGACATTACAAAGTATTATAGAGGAAATGATTCTGAAACTTCTCTTTCAAGAGTACGCCATCAATACATTTGTGCGCTTACTGAAAGGCAGATATATGGTTCAACAATATATTCTAAAGATCCTTTGCAATCTGGTGAAGCATATGAACAGCTTGAAATCTTCCAAAAATATCTTCCTGTAATGAGCCTTGAAGGTGGCTTTTGGCTTAGAGATATTGCATCAGAAACAACAGCTTGTTGCATAAATGATACGGGGCTTCCCGGAACAGATGTGTTTGGAAGTGAAAGAAATGGTGCAGCGATGATCTTGTTTAGATAAGGAGATATTATGGCTTGGACAACACCAAAAACTGATTGGAAAGCAGAATATAGTAATATTGAGATTTACTTAGGTGATTTCTTTAACGTTGAAGATTATAACCGTATCAAAAATAATCTTCAGTATATTGACGATAGAGCAAAAGAATTATTTTATGGACTTCCGGTATTGAATCTTGGTGCTGATAAGCATTTTCCGATACCTGGAAGTCCTGATTTTAATAATGATAACATCTTTGCAGATGAAATAAATGCTATTGAAAATGGACTTCAAGGAATACAGGATGCTATCAAATTGTTTGATTATGGTACAGCAAAGCTGTTTTATGAAAATGGTGCGTTTATTGATTATAACGAGCTTAACAGAATAGAAAGCGCTGTACTTGATCTTTATGGACATATTGAAAGCTCTATAGCAGGCAAGATGAGACTTGCTTTTAGGCTTGGGCAGAGAAGTAGCACTATAAAAGTATAAGGGAAAGGAAGGTAATGGGTATGGACAAACTTACAAGTAGGAAATTTTGGATCTGTGTAGCAGCGTTTTTAGCCAGTGTAGCAACGTCAATTTCAGGAATTTCCACAAGCAATCAGACGGTTACAATCATCGGAACAGTTTGCGGAATTTTCTCAGCGGCTATCTATGCATTTTGTGAAGCATGGGTTGATGCAAAATCTCTTGATGTCGATATAAGCAAAATGCCTTTTGATGAAGATGAGGATGACTAATGAATACGGCAGACAAGGTGATTAAGGTTGCATCCGATGAAGTTGGATATTTGGAGAAATCGAAAATCGCCTATCAGAAAAACCCGGATATTATTTATGAAAAAACAGCTGGGGCCGGAAATGATAATATTACCAAATATGGCTATGATATGAATAAGATATATCCTGCTACAATGGATAAGTTTTCTCTATGGTGTGATGCTTTTGTGGATTGGTGTTTTTACAAAGCATATGGAATAGCAACAGCGAAAGCTTTATTGAATGGTGGCTTTGACGATTACACTGTTGCTTCATGTAAAATGTACGAGAAACATAATGCACTTGATAAAAAGCCAAAAATAGGCGATCAGGTATTTTTTACAAAAAATGGTAGATCAAATGGTTGCTATCATACCGGTATTGTTTATAATGTAGATTCGGAATATTTCTACACCATAGAAGGAAACACTTCAAATGCTAACACGGTTGTAAGAAATGGTGGTGGCGTTGCAAAAAAGAAGTACAAAATAAGCAGTTATAATGGAAAGGTTTTATTTGGACATCCTAAATATGAAAACGCCCCTAAGAAGTCTATAGAGCAGGTCGCAAAAGAGGTAATGGCTGGCAAATGGGGCAATGGTGAAGAAAGGAAAAAGAGGCTTACTGAAGGAGGATACGATTATGAAGAAGTAAGAAAAATGGTTAATAAATTATGTGAAATAAAAGTGAAATGATGTATAATATTTTTTGAAGTAATACTGAAAGGATAAGTTATAATATGAAAAGTGCAGTAGATAATCTTAAGAATGAATTGGGGCTTGATCTTGATAAACCAATTCCTGCCTCTTTCAATGTGCCTTATTATGTTCATCAAGACGATATGAACAGACAAGACCAAAGCCACAAGATTGAAAATAATTGGAAAAATGCAATCATATGTGGACTTATCTTTGTCTATGTTATTACTATCTTTGGCTTTCTTATATTTGAATCAAATAAACCAGATGCACCAGTCACAGTTACTCAAACAACGCCAAGTGGAAATAATAGTTCTTATATAGGCAGAGATAATATGAGTGTAAATACACCCGAAGCGACGGAATAATATATAGCTAGTTTTTTGAGGAAGTTCCTTAACGGAGCTTCTTTTTTTGTTGCAGAAAGGAGAAAAGATATGGCATTAAAGACTGATTACAAAGATGATATATTTAGTGGTGATCGAAAATATGCTCAGATAGATAACGGTGACGGCACTGTATCATTTACGGATGAAACAGAATATGACCAGGTTGGAGATTCATTTGGTGCGACTCAGATAAATGAGATTGATGGTAAGATCAATAGTATTGATACCAGTATTGGAACAATTAATACTAATATAAATAATATCAACACTAACATTAATAATCTCAATAGCGAATTAACTGCAAGCGGAACAAAGTTTTACTTCGATTATAAAAATGGTAAGTGGGGATGGAACTCAAGCCCTGCGCGGGGTGCTGGTACATTCCACCCTTTTAAGCAATACAGTGCAGCCGGTTCATATTCTGTAGATGCACTGTTTCATGCAGGTGGTGCAAACGATGGTCAAGGAAGTACAGAATTAACGCTTCCAAGAATGACAGACGATGGTGTTCTATCTCTTACGCAATCTATTATAACGGATTATAGAGGGCATACAAGTGCTGTAGACAATAATATAACTGGTTATATTAGGTTTAATAATAATACAAGAGGCACTAGCATGGCTTATAGCAGAGGGGGCAATTATCAATATTCAGTTTCAATAAGTGGGTATAATCTGTACTATTATGCTGGGGATATAATATCAATTTATTGCAACGCAACTCAAAACAGGTCTTGGCACGCATATGCATACTTTGTATATACACTTTCAGCATAATTTTTTCGAGGATTGAGATGGAATATAAGAAACATAATTTTCGTGATATGAAACGATCAACTATAGAAGAGATTGTAAATGAATATGTTGTAGGATTTAGAGCAAAGCGTAATCGTAAGCTGCTCATACTAAGATGGTGTGATGGACTAACATATGAGGAATTAGCTGAAGAACTGGACATGTCAGTAAGTCAAGTGAAGAAGATAACATACGATTATGAGAAAGTTCTATGTAAACATTTACGGGTAGAGGATTAAACCTCTACCCGCTATTTTTTTGCCCAAAATTCTCTGTTTAGAGCTTGGGGGAATAATATTGGATTGTTACTACCCATCAACCAAAAATCAAACTTTTTTAATACGAAAATCGGACTTTTATCGTATTTTTCGCGGTATTCATGCCCACTAAAATAGATTGTAGAGGGCAAAGGTCATGGTGTATAAGCATTTTAACAATAATCCCAGACATAAGCATAACGTAGGTGATTGCGTAATAAGGGCTGTCTCAAGAGCGTTAAATATATCTTGGGAAACAGCTTATATTGATATGGTGATGCAAGGCTATCTTATGGCTGACATGCCATCATCAAATGCAGTCCTTAACTCTTACTTACGTACAAAAGGATTTACGAAGCATACATTACCGGGTAATTGCCCTGATTGTTATAGTTTTGAGGATTTTGCAATAGATAATCCTAAAGGAACCTTTATTCTTGGAACCGGTACGCACGTTGCAGCCTGCATTGACGGAATAATCTATGATGCATGGGACTCT